AACAATATTATAGAAAACGATCCAGAAGCTACAGGTGAATATAATATAGATAGATACTTAGATGCATTTAATAAAAGGGTTAAACCATTATTAGTTTGTTTCGATCCTTCATTAAGGGATGATATTTTAATTTCTAATCCTTCTGATAGAAAATATTATACTCGTCAAGAATTAGAATTAACATCAGGACAACCATTTAAAGATGGTGACCAAGATAAATTAGATGAATTATTAACTATTACTGATGAGGAATTAGAATTTTGGAATAAGATAGGTGTTTCTCCCACATATATGTTTGAAGATTATGGAATAGATGATGAATTTTCATATGACGTAAAAACCCAAAGGACGGTAACCCAATGATTTATTAAGGTTTTCCGCTTCTAATCCTTTATTTTCTAATTGTTTAACATTACTTAATCTTTCTAATCTTAGGTCTAATTGTTCTAACAATTTAACTTGTTCTTCTTTACCTTCACTTAATAGACTATCATAATCCATTGTCAGTTCTGCGTCTGGTACTTTTAATGACCCCTGAAATTTACCCCTTACCCTACCTAAAGCTTCTTTAAATAAAGACGTAAGATATCTTCTTATCCACACCCTTGTTGGTTCGTTTAACTGTGAATATTGTATTTTAGATAATGGTACGTCATTAGGTAGTTTAATAATATCTGGATTATCTGCTAAACATTCATCTCTATTTTCGTCTGTAACATCGTAATAATGGTACCATACTTTAGTCCCTGCAAGTCCAATCTGACTATTCACTAACCCTGCACCTGCGAAAGATAATCTACTTCCTGGTATAGGTAGAAGATGTAACAATCTCGTACCGTTGGGTCCTGCAGTTACTTTATAAGATAATTCACTCCTCAGTAATTTAGATTTAAGACTAAAATCTTGTGCCCTTAATAACACATCAAAAGCGGGTGCCACATAAAATCCACCATTTCCTAAACCACCGCCTTGACCCCAACCTGCGTATGGGACTTGTCCGAATCCACCACCAAACCCATAATCACCAAAACCCGCAAATGAGTAAAGTGCATGATCAGTAGAATTAGGGGTAATCCACAATATTTCATTTATTTCTCTTCCTTTAGGTATCTGATATACTTGTTGGTTCGCAACTATACTAACATAATCTTTTTTTAATTCCCAAGGTCCCCTAGTTTGTAAACCAACTTGTTTAGAATATGCATATGAAAAGTTACTTTCAAAGTCTAAAGATCTAGTAGTTAATGCAAATGCGATATCTACTTTATTAGCATCTTTATCTAATAAAGAAGACCATTGGTTTTCAATTAACCAATCTTGTACTCTTTGAGCATAATCCTCAACGGCAGTCTCCAAAAGAGAGTTCATTTGATCCCAATCCAATTCTATTTTTCTAATTGGTGCACCTAATCTATGTTTTATCTGAGTAAATAAATCTTCTTTTAAATTATCGTTTAAAGAATTTGGCATAATCTATTGTTTATTTATAAATATTGCAATATTTATTAAATGATGAAAAATGTGATTAAAAAAATATTAAAAGAGGAAACTAATAGAATAGGTTTTAATGGAACCGATGTTTATGAAACACAAGATGAGATTGCGTTAGGATTATCCTATAAAGCGATGCAACATTTAATAGATGCACTTAGAGATATTGAATCAGCGTTAGAAAACGTAGATGATAAAAATATGGAAAAGGTTTTAAATAGTATACGAATGTCTTTGTTGAGTGATGGTGGTAGACAAGAAGGTTTTGCAGCAGAACACGATACTGAATATGATAACATTATAAATGTTTTAGGGGATATGATAGATGGTAAAAAACAGGATAACGTTAATTTTAATTTAAATGGTCCCGGACCTAAAGCACCTGAAGGTGAGATTTAATTAAATCTACCGCTTCATTAATCGTATTAAAAGACCTATCAGGAAGAAATGCGGTTTTACCTACCATAATTGCGGGTAGAAACTCACTATCTACTTTTTTAGAAAATTGATCGTACAATTTTTCATGTTTATCTACGTCTAAAACAATAAAATCAATATTGTTCTCACTTAATTGTTTTTTTAAGTTGTCGCAGTGGGGACAACCTTTCATTGAAAATACTTTAACTTCCATTATCTACTTTTTTTAAAAATTCATTTATTATATCATCTTCACCCATTATGGTTCCGATCACTTTCTTTTTTTCATTTAATATATCCCATACTAATGTATCTATAGTTTCATCCATTAACATATAATAAATATTAACAGTTTCACTTTGCCCAATTCTATAAGCTCTATCTTCCGCTTGTTCATGATTACCAGGCACCCAATCCAAAGAGTTCATAATCACAATTTCCGCCTTAGTTAAGGTTAACCCTACACCTGCCGCCTTAATTTGTCCAACAAACACCATACAACTATCATCTTCTTGAAATCTATCTACTGCATGTTGTTTTTGTTTATCAGTCATTCCTCCCCTAACACATACGCATTTATCACCGAAATGGTTAATAAATGTGTCCATTTCTTCATTAAAATTACAAAATATAATTGTTTTTTTATTTAATTCTAACGCTTCTTCTGTTTTTTCTATAGTATAAGGCACTGTCTCCATAGATATAAAAGTTCTTAAAAGTGTCATTTCTACTAAATCTTTAGATGGGTTCCCTTTTTTACCATCTAATTTACGTTGTTCAATATACTCATTCCACACATTTTTATAACCATCTACATTTTCTAATTCTAAATAAACTGGTGTAATTAATTTTTCGGGTAAGTCTAACACATTTTCTTTTTTTCTTCTAAGAATAGTTCTTTTTGTTTTTGAAGCCAATTCATCTAAATTAGATGCACCTTTAGTTACCCAAACGTATCTACCACCTTTTCTGAATCTAACGCCCTCACAATATGTTTTTGCGAAATGTACCCAATTATTTGTAATCGGAGAATCAATTATTGATAGTAGATTATAATAATCCATAGGCCTATTAGCAATAGGTGTACCTGTAAGTAACCACACCCTCTCACACCCAAAATTCTTAGATAAATCTTTTAATATCGCACCTCTTTTACTTTTATGATTTTTAACATAGTGAGCCTCATCTAAAATTAACAAATCAGGATTAAAATTTACTATGTCTCTCATAAGTTCCCATTCTTCATAATTTTTATTTTTTTCCGCAACTGTGTGGAAATTTTTTAATATATCATAATTAATTATGGTAAATCTAGATGGGTCCCAATGAGTACCGCTTATGATAGAAACGTCCTCACAAAAGTTTTGGACTTCTCTCATCCAGTTAATTTTAAGTGAGGAAGGGCATATAATTAAGACTCTTTCTGCGTTACATTCTAATGCAGCAACAATGGACTGATATGTTTTACCCAATCCCATATCATCCGCTAAAATACATTTTTTATTTTTTAATAAAAATTTAATTCCGTCTTCTTGATGTTTAAATGCGCGCCAACCTCTCTTATCTAATTTACTATACTTTTCAAAATCAACATCAACATCAATTTCTTCATAATGTATGTCATCTAAAATCTGTGTTTTAGGTACCCAAATCAGTTTAACATCTTTTTGATTTTTATATAGTTTACAAATAATGTGAATAGCTTTATCAGATTCTGCTAATAAAGTTTCTACAAATATTTTTTTAGGTAAAATTTTTAAATTGTGCTCTTCTTTTAATTCATTAGAAAAATAGTCTGTTAGTTCTACCACTTTATTTAAAATAATTGGTTCAAAATGTAAATATTTTTTTACGTATTTAGATTGATTATTAGTTAGGAAGTATTTTTTTTCTGTCTCTATTTTTTTCTTCATATATTTTATATAAGGGTTATTACCCTTATATGTAGCAAGTAAATCTTCACCATCTAGATTTTTTATATCTTTAATATCTAACATATTTATAATAATAAGGATTTTTTTCCTAAAAATAAATATTTATCTATAAAAGAAATATGTCGCAACAAAGAAAAGTCCCAATAGAAAGATTAAACAAGTTTTTTTCTGCTGAAGATTTTGAATTAGAAATAGGTTTTGGTAGGGAATGGTTAGAAGGTGATATAAATATAAAAGTTATTCTTTATCAGGTTGATAGGGTGGAGACTACTATAGATAACATTTATGGTGAGGCAGGTAAAGATGAAATAAGATTTAAACCACCAATAGAAATACCAGTTAATTTTAACTATGCTGCACCCACTAATAAAAACTACAATTCTGATGGGTCTATGAGGTATTTAGAGCGTGGTAATATAACAATAGGGGTGTACCAAGATCAGTTGGACGAATTAGGTGTAGATATTAGTTATGGTGATTATATTGGTTATGCAGAAACTGAAACAAAAATAAAATATTTCACAGTATCAAATGATGGTAGGATAAATTCAGATAATGCCCATACAATGGTTGGGTATAAAGGTTTTTATAGAACTATAACTTGTGTACCTACTGACTTAGACGAATTTGACGGAAAATAAATATGGGATTACCAAAAAACTATAGAAAAGATTTAAAAATTACCCCACATAAACAGGGGTTTGAGCAAAGACAAAGTATCTTAGACGATATCGCTAATAAAGGTACCTATTTACCAAAGGGGATACTACATGAAGATATGGATGGTGAGTTAATAAATTATGTTAAAAATGATATTGACTTGTCTTTGGCGGGTGAAAAAGTACCCGTAATATTTTTAACAACCCAAAGGTGGGCAGAGTTTTCAAAAACATGGCAATATTCAGATATAGATAAAAATATTACACTACCTTTCATCACTATTGTTAGAAAACCAGATCCACAACAAGGTACAAACTACGCAGGGTCTTTTAATATACCAGGAAGACCAACATTTACTTATATGAAAATACCAACATGGGATGGTAACAGAAAAGGGTATGATATATATAAAATACCCCAACCTATATCTGTAGATATTATGTACGAAGTAAGGTTGTTTTGTAATAGAATGAGGGACTTAAATGTGATGAACAGGAAAATGCTAACTTCTTTTTCTGCATTAGAAAAATATATTAGGGTTAATGGTCATCCAATACCATTATTATTAGATGGTATTAGTGATGAAAGTCAAATTACTAATTTAGATGAAAGAAAATATTACGTTCAGACGTTTACTATTAAAATGATGGGATATTTATTAGACGAAGAAGACTTTGTTGTTACACCTGCGATTAGTAGGGGAATACAATTTTATGAAATTAGTGAAGAATTATATAGGGCTCAATATCAAATCAATGTTGATGATCAAGATAAAACAATCTGTATCAACGTACTATTTAATAGTGGGGTAAGTAGTGTAACTATACCTATAGAGATAGATGCGACTTATAACGATTCTAATTTCACAAACGCAAGTTCTGTAATATTAAAAGTCAATGGTGTTGATAAAACATTACCATTTACAGTAAGTAATGGTGATGAATTATACATAAAAGTAAATAAAGTAGATGGTAATTTATCATCTGATGTGAAAATAACTGGTACGATATTATGAGTAGTTGCGACAATTCTAACATAAGAAAAAATTATATAGTATCTGGTGTAGAACAAGACATTTTAAGTGCTTGTACTGGATTCTATACGAATGACATTTATCCTTGTACTGGTGATACTATAATCGTACATAGTGATATATTATCTGCGAACACAATTAATTCATCTGTATTTTTAAGTGGTGGTACAAATCTATTGGATATATTCGGTAGTATGGACACAAACACTTTTGTTACGGGTATGACATACGATAACTCTAATAACCTAAGTATTGGTAGAAATGATGGCGTCTCTTTTGGAGTTAATATTAGTGAGTTTAGTGGTTTAACCATTAATGGTGTATTAAGTGCTTGTACTGGTGTATATACAACTAACATATATGGATGTTCACCAATAACAGTACACGATGAGTTAATATTTTTAAGTGGACTAACTCTAAGTAGTATATCCCAAGACAATGGTTTAACAGAAATATTAGCTCGTGATAGTGGTACGGGTGAGGTTAAATATAGAGATGTTAGTTCCATTGCTCCAGCAGCAAAATTACAAAACACATATTTTGTTTCCTCATTAAGTGGTGATAATTCTACTGCCTTAGTCGGTGACATAAATAATCCTTGGAAAACAATCACAGAAGCTAGAAATCAAGCCGTTGTAGATGGGTATTCAAATTCATTGATTCATGTTTATTCTGGTGAGTATTTAGAAGATGAGATTCAATATGAAAATGGTAATTTTTACTTCGAACCAAACTCTAAGGTTACCACACAAAGAACGGCTAGTGGTGGTACTACATCTATTTTTAGATTAGGTCAAACTTTAGTTTATGAATCAAACACATATTCAGCTAACACTTGTAATGTTTATGGTTATGGTGATTTTTCAGTATCAGCTACAACGGATACAGATTCTTTTGGTGGTTTTATTTTAAGTATGTTAGGTGACTCTAATTCTTATTTTGAGTTTAATGATGCCTATGTACATAGTGGTGAAGCATTTTGGGCTGGAGGTAATTCTATACTAACTTTAGAAGGTCATGATATCTTACTAGACCCTAGTGGTAGTGATGGTTTAGATTTTAGTGACACATCAACTACGCTAATTAATGTAAATGATATTGTTGGTGGCAATAGTCATTATAATATACATTATAGACAATCTTTTGCTGGTAAATCTGTGGTTAATTTTAATAAGCTAATTGGTTCGGACCAACTTATTGGATTTGATAGGTTTATGCAACCTACGGCTGAAATCACAATGAACTTTAACTTAATTGAACACACTGGAGGTTCTCGATATATAATAAACTCAGGAGATAATTTAGGGGCGAAAGTTACATTAAATGGTGATTTTTACGCACCTTATGGTAATGGTATATTGTTATATCATGATGCTGGTGAATATAATATAAATGGTAATATAACTTGTAGAGATACAGCGTTATTATCTGTAGGTGTTTTATCACCTAGTAATGATTTTGTTTTAAATTATAATGGAGATATTGTTACGAGTGGTGTAACATCAGAGCCGCCCCCCCTTAATTCTAATGGTGGTATCGAATTAAATAAAATAACCGCTAACTTAAATGGTTCATTAACTAATTTGTCTTTAGGTGATTTATCTAACGGTATTAACATTGATGGTGATTCTATATTATCTATAGATAATTTTGATATTAATGTTGCTAGTGGTAATACTATAGGAACTTCATCATCTAATGTTGTAAACATAAAACATTCATTGAATATTAATAAACCAATGAGTTCTGGCATTACAACAACTGGGTTGTTTAATTATACAGGAACAACAAATGTTGGTGATTTAGTAGTTTATAATACACCAACAAACGACAATTCATTAACTCAAATTTTAGGGAGAAATTCTACAACTGGAGATGTAGAATACAGAGATGTTAGTTCTATTATAAGTGCAGCAACATCACAAGACACATTTGTTAGTGGTGGCACATATAATGAAGGTACGACATCAATAGATTTTAGTGGTAATAGTATTGAGACTACATTTAGTGTTTCATTAAGTGGTATCAGTTCTAATATCGATATTTATAATACTTACTTCGTCTCACCAACAGGTGATGACTCAACTGCGGTTAGGGGTGATTTACATAATCCATTTAAAACAATAACTGCAGCTAGGAATAAAGTGGTTTCTGAATTGTCAGCTTCAACAGTAACTGGTGACACGCTTATTCATGTTTACCCTGGTAGTTATGAAGAAGAAGAAATTCAATATGAAAATGGTAACTTTTATTTTGAACCAAATTCTATTGTAACAATGACGCCAACCCTTGTTGCTAACGCAAGTGCACTATTTAAATTAGGTTCAACACCAACTAAAGTTTCTAATATTTATTCCGCAACAACTTGTAATGTTTATGGTTATGGTATATTTGTGGTTTCAGCAAGTACAGATGGTAGTGTTGGTGGTACTGTTTTAGATTTGGAAAGCAATTCTGTTTCGTCTTTTGAATTCGATATTATTAATATCGAAAACGGATTAGGTATTAACTCAAAAGATGTGTCTACATTACATTTAGAGGGTAATGATATAAATGTAGACATTAGTGCAGACTGTATTGCAATGCAAGATGGTTCTAAACATATTATAAATGTAAATAAAGTAGTAGGTGGTAGTGGTCATTGGGGGTTCCATTATAGTAATTATTCGGGAACGTCTTTAGTAAATATTTCAGAAATATTAGGAAAACCATCATTTCAACCTATAGGATTTAGTGACACTGAAGATGGGGCTGAAATTGTTGTTAATTTCAACAAGCTATCTCATGAACCAGTGGGTACCCAATTTGTTATCAATAATAGCAACCAAAAAGGTGGTAAGATAACACTTAACGGTAATATAGAAGCACAAAGAGGTATTGTTTATGGGCAAACATGTACTGGTGGTGAGTTTAATTATAATGGTGATATAATTGTAAACGAATACCCTATTCTTAACTCTTTTACTGGTCCACATAATGGTAATACTTTTTTTTATAATGGTAATATCATTTCAAATGGGGATAACGGTAACGGTTCTATATTACTTAAGGGTGGTACAACTATTTTAAATGGCTCTTTAACAAATAACACTTTTACTGGTAACACTAATGGTGTTTCTATAACTTCAGACCCAACAGATTTAAAAATTGGTAATTTCGATATTAATGTTAATACTGAATCTATAACGTCTACCGCGTCTCAGACGGTGGAAATTTTACATTCTTTAAATGTAAATAAACCTATCAATTCCAACATAACAACAACTGGGTTGTTTAACTATACGGGAACAACAAATGTAGGTGATTTAGTAATATATAATACACCGACAAATGATAATTCATTAACAGAAATATTAGGAAGAAATTCTACAACTGGAGATGTAGAATATAGAGATGTTAATTCTATTATAAGTGCAGCAACATCAGCAGATACGTTTGTCACTGGATTTACTTATGACAATTCTAATAATTTAACTATCACTAGAAATGATGGTGTTGATTTAACTACCTCTATTAATATAATGTCTGCACTTACTGTTACATCATTATCTGGTGTAAGTACAATACAAGACGATGGTGGAGAATTAACTATTATTAGTGATGACTTTAAGATTAAAGGTGATGGTATTACTATACAAGATAATGGTGGGAATGATAAAATATCTATTGATACTACAACATCTACACCTGAATTATCAGGTGAAATATCTTTTAATGACAACCAAAATTTTAGTAGTAATGTTTTTGTTAGTAATGTTTTAACTGCAACAACAATATCAGCGACAACTTATTTTGGGGATGGATCGAATTTAACTGGGATATCTACTGATAATTTTTATGTTAGTGGTGGTTCCTATGATGTGGGAACAAATAATATTAATTTTAGTGGTAACAATGTAGTAACTACTTTTGATGTTGGTTTAAGTTCTTTAATCAGTTCGGTTAGTGGAGATACTTTTGTTGTTAGTGGTAACGCGGATGTTGCAACTTCACAATTAACATTTACATATAATACTGGAGGTACATTTACTGTAACAAATTCTGCAGCGTTATTCTCAGACAATGATATTAACGTAACTGGTGGTACTTATAACCCATCATCAGGATGTGTCACATTCACCACAAATAGTGGGACAACTTTCGATGTTTGTGGTTTTGTTACAGGTATAACAGATACCTTTACCACTGGTTCTACTTTGGTTGGTGAGACGATTCAATTCGATAGTAATATATTAGGTACCAATTATTATAATGTTAGTTTAAGTCCTGTGTTAAGTGGTAAAACAGATAATTTAACATTTAATAGTTATACATCTAATACTGAAACAATATTAAACTCAAAAGTAAGTGGGGCAACTAATTTGTCTACCACAGGATTATTTGCACAAAAGAATGGTGATAATTTAGAATTTAAAGGTTTAACATCTACTGGTGGTACTGTCACAATTACTAATGATAGTACAACAGTCAATTTAGAAGTTTTGGATACTACTGATACTAACTCATTTAGTACTGGTGGTACGGTAACACAATCCGCAACAAGTGGTGATAGTGAAGTTATTGTGCAAATTGTAGGTAATTCAGGTTTTACACCATATAACATTACAGGACTTACAGATACGTTTGTAAATGATTTTAGTATAAGTTCAAATACATTTACTATTTCACAAAACGATGGTACCTCATTTGTCGCTACCGCAGATACAATAGACTTAGCGACTGTACTAAGTGCAGTTACTTTTGATATTGGTACATCTGGTAGTATATCCGCAACAACATTTAATGGTGGTACGTTTAATGGAACTTTTGTTGGTGATGGTAGTGGGTTAACAGGTATTACAGATAACAATACATTTGTCACTGGAACAACATTCGCATCCAATCAACTAACACTAACAAGAAATGATAATGTAGATATATTTAGTCTATCTGGTGGTTCTAATGTCACCTTAAGTGAAACGGCAACAAATGATATATTGATAGATGTTTCATTACCATCTTCTATGAATACATTTGTTACTGGTGGTACATATAACGAATCTACTGATACAATTACTTTAACTAGAAATGATGCGGCTACAGTAGACATTACTGGTGTTACAGATACTTTTACTACAGGATCTACATACGATAATGGAACTGCGTTAGCGACATTTACTAAAAATGATGGTACGACATATACTTTAGATTTATCAACAATAGATGTTAATGATACATTTGTCACAGGATTCACTTACAACAATACAAATACGTTTACAATTAGTAGAAATGATGGTGTTGATTTAAACACCTCAATAAATACAATGACAGGTTTAACTGTTAATGGTGATATAACTGTCACAGGAACTTCTAACTTAAATGCGGTTACTGCTACCACAATTGATTTTGATTTAAACTATACTGGCGAGACCGCTGAAGGTAGGTTATCTTGGAACTTTGAGGATGCTACTTTAGATTTAGGTATGGGTGGTGGAAACGTTACCCAACAGATTGGACAAGAAATATATTATATAGTTAAAAATCAAAGTGGGGCAACAATATCAAACGGTAGGGTTGTTAGGAACGCTGGCTCATTTGGTGCATCGGGTAGGATTTTAGGTGAATATATGATTGCGGATGGTACATATCCTTTCGCAAAAACTTTAGGTATTGCAACAGAAGATATATTAAATGGTGAAGATGGTTTAGTTACTGAATTTGGTGTTGTTAGAGGTATAGATACCACAGGTTCATTATATGGTGAATCTTGGTCTGATGGTGACGTATTATACGTTTCACCAACAATACCAGGAGGATTAACCTCAGTAGAACCAAGTGCTCCCAATCAAGTATTGGAGATGGGTGTTATTTTAAATGCAGCAGCTAACGGTTCTATATTTGTAGATAGACATTTATCAACTAAATTAGGGGATATTAGTGATATTCAAACAACTGGAGCAACAAATGGTGATTTAATTGTTTATAACTCCGCAACTACTGTTTGGGATTATAGTAAAACACTCACAGGTGATTATGACATAAATGGTGATTTAGATGTTACAGGTGATACAACACTTGGTCCACTAACCGCAACTAGTGTTACATCTAATTCCGCAATTAACGTATTTAACGGACATATTAATATAAGGGATAATTCTTTCTTTTTACAAGGTAGGACGGTTGCGGACGCCAATGTTTCTTTAATAGGTGTAGATAATCAAGATAGAGTTTTCGTTGGTAATGCAGGATACGATACATACATAGATAGTGACACTATTGTAGATGGCGTATTATCAGCACAAACCGCATTCTTAACAACCACACCAACACTTAATAATTCCGCAACTGATATTTTAGTAAGAAATAGTAGTACAGGTGAAGTAGAATATCGTCCAGTTAGTGGTATAACACCCGATACGAATACATTTGTTACAGGTTCTTCCGTTACATCAAATGTTTTAGAGTTAACAAGAAATGATTCACAACAAGTATTACAACTTAGTGGTGGTACAAACGCACAATTTATAGATAATGGTAATAATTCTATAACTTTAAATGTTACTTCAGGTGGTGGAGGTGGTGCTTCGGTATCATTCCCTTGGAAATTTAAAGAACCTACTGCTAGTTCAGACCCAGGTTCAGGACATTTTAGATTAAATAATACAGTTGCAAGTGCGATTACAGAAGTCTATGTTAGTGATGAAACTAATAATAGTATAGACGCTAGTAACCTATTAAACATATTAGATGTTGGTGATGTAATTTACATTCAACAAAATGATGATGCAACTAGAGCACTTTTATTTACAGTAAGTGCTTCAACTGTAGATAATACAGGATGGTTTACAATACCTGTTCAATATCAACAAGGTAGTACAATACCCAAAAAAGATAAGATTTGTGGTTGGATATTTGCATCCACAGGTGCGGAAGACAATACAGTCTCTAATGTAGGTGTTGGTCAAGGAGTATTTAAACAAAGAAATGTTGATGACTTTGAATTCTATTCCCTAAGTGGTGGTTCTAACACAACATTAAGTTTAAATAATGACACAATTGTTATTGATGTTTCTCTTCCACCTTCTATGGATACTTATGTTACAGGTGGTACTTATAGTGATGCAACAGACACAATTACTTTAACAAGAAATGATGCCACTAATGTAGACATCACTGGTGTAACAGATACATTTGTAACAGGAACGACATTTAGTTCTAATCAAGCAACAGTCACAAGAAACGATGGTACAGATGTTTTATTCTTAACTGGTGGTACAAATGTAACACTATCTAATCCTTCAACAAATCAAATTAAGATAGATGTGTCATCGTCATTAAGTGTGGTATCAGTTACAGGAACAACTTATTCCGCAACGACAAGTGATGATGTTATTGGTTTTGACACTTCTTCTGTTGAACCTACTTTATTCTTACCCGATTCTACAAGTAGTGGTACAAAAAGATATGAAGTAAAAGATATTGGTGTTAATTCTAGAAGAAATCCTATAACCATACAAGCCGCAGGTTCAGATACCATAATAACAACATCAGTAGTTTCTTCCTTTGAATTATCCGCAGATGGTGGAGCGGTTATATTAGTTAGTACAGGAACAGGACAATGGTGGCAAATGTAAAATTAGAATATGGGTCGAAAGTTTATTTCATATAATGGTAGAATCGTTAGTGATAATCTTACTTTAAAGTTATTGGGTCAAGATGTTTCACCATCAGATTGGGAACCTACAAATGTTAATGTAGTTGCTTGGATTGACGCTAGTGATACTAGTAGTTATACCACCGCAGGTTCGACATTAACATCTGTAACTGATAAGGCTGGAACTTATACAATGAATATCGGTAATACCCCAACGGTTGTTAGTGGGGGGCTTAATAGTTTAAATGTATTTGATTTTGATGGGAATGGTGAATATTTACAAAGTTCTACATATTCAAATCAAACTAGTTCTGGTAATCATTGGGCAATAGGTGTATTTTTAGCGGATTTTGTTGATGGTGATAAAGATAGTTTTTGGTCATATGAAACAAACCAATCACCTAAAAGGGATTACGCAATATCTTCAGCGGGTGGTGGTTCTAACTCTTGGCCAGGTGAATTAGACTTAGATGCATTATCATCTAATAGAATTAGTTCTACAATTGGTAATTTACAAGATTGGAATCTTCAAAGTGTTTCAATAGATAGTTGGGTGATTGTTTCTTGTTGGTTTAATAAAACAGGAAATCAAATAGGTAATAGAGTTAATGGTAATAACGCATATACTCCTGTTAATGATTATGATAATTCTATTAGTTCAAATCAAGAATTAAGATTAATGAGAAATAGAGCGTCACAAGAATTGGATGGTAGATTAGCAGAATTCTTTGCAGTTGCTGATATCACAGGTACAGGAGGAACAGATTTAACAGATTTAGAAAAGGCGGAAGGATATTTAGCGTGGAAGTGGGGGTTAGAAGGAAATCTACCCGTATCACATCCATATAAAAATTCTCCACCAACAGTATAAAAAAATAACAAATTAAGAAACTTTGATATTTATTTAAAAATAGAATTATTATGGCATTTGTACCAGATTTTATAGGAAATGTTTTATGGGTAGATAGTATACATGGAAATGATAATACGGCTCAACCTGATAGACAAGAATACCCTTACTTAACAATCGCAGCAGCTTTAGCGGTAGCACCAACCACAGGTTCGACAGTGGTGGTTAGACCAGGTGTTTACCCAGAAGAAGGTTTAGTAGTTAATGGTAACGTATCTTTAATAGGTGAAGGTGGTTGGCAGGTAACAACTATTGGTCCTTCACCAGCTTCCGCTACTACAGATATTATAGAACTAAAACAAAACGCTTATGTAGAAGGTGTTAGTGTTAACGTACCACAAGGTAGTTTTAGTGGTATATTCGCTAGTAACGCTGCAGGTACAAATAGTGCATACAATGTAACTTTTTACGGTAATGGTACTACAGGTAGTACAGGTGTTGGACTTTTTAAAAGTGGTGGTGGAAAACTTATCGGTACTGGTATTAGAGTAGAAGGTGGTGGAATACAAGATTGTTTAAAAGTAGATTCAGGGGTTTTAGCGTTAGAAGGTATTCATGTACCACAATCTAGTGGTTCAATCGAAAATGTACTATTAGTTACAACTTCGGGAGGTACATTAGCAGGTAGAGCACAAATGTTAAGTTTTAACTCAGGTAACAATAACGTAACCAATGTAGTTAAAACTACTGGTGGTGTTACAGGTGTGATACCAACCGCATTAATATTTACACCAAATATATTTAACGCAACAAATGCATACACAGGTGACGGTGAGTTTGAAACTTTAAATATGTTAGGTGGTAGATTTGAGAATGTAACTTTATCGGTTAATTTGGATTTAGCTGGTACCGCACAGGAATCTACATACAGAATAAATGCAAATCACCAACCATTATATCTTTACAATAAGGAAGCTGCTGCGTTGGCAGAATTTAGTTTAACCTTTACACAACAATCAACAGATATTTTTGATTCAAGTTTTAATGTTTTTGGTGCAGATCAAATGTCGGTTGGGTTTGCTGAAAGGGGTACTTCACTTTCCGTAGGTAGAGGATCACCTTATACTACAGGTATGGTTGTTTTAACTACAGATAGTACCGCTAGTAGTACATCAGACGGTGGTAACTTAACTGATGTAACTGATGAGGCGACTAGTAAAACAGGTAGTACATTTACTTTTCAAGGGGCTGGCGCTAACCATACAATATTAGTAGGTGTTAGGAGACAAGATTTAAATGGTGACCCATTAAAATTTTATGGTTTAGAAACATTTGTTAGCTCACAAGCGTCATCTGGTGGAACTTATGTGTTTGAATCTTGGAATGGTTCTCAATGGGTTGAAACTATGGGAATGTGTAGTAGTGTTGATAAGGGTTTTTCATATGGTACGGATTATTTTATTAGACCTAATACCGATGAATTTGTTAGAGTAGGATTAGATGAATTTATTGAATCCCCAATTGCTGATTTTGCGGTGTCCGCAGTTACATGGTCAAATAAAACTATTAATAGTGTAGACGCATATTGGTTAAGGATAAGAATTGATACGTTAGTAACAACTTTACCTAACTTCGAAAGATTTAAAATTTTAGATAGTATTTATTCTTTTTCTAAAAATGGTGTTCCTTCCGCAAAAGGTTTGGCACAATTTAGAAAAACTATAAACTTAAATGGTAATATATGGTCTGGTAATGCTGCAGGTATGGGTACTGCATTGGCTAGTTATGATAGAACGGTGGGTACTGGCGGAAATGCTTACACACATTATTTTAACGACTCTTTGATTGAAGGTGCATCAGATAGTGTTAGTATACAGTTCCCTTTACCTATTGGTACATGTACTGCTTTTCCATTAATACTTAAATTAGTTATGGAAGCTCCTAATGGTAGCGGCACCGCAATAGATGATGGTGGTAATACTATACAATTAACTACAAGTGTTTTACCACAACCATTAATAGGTACATTAATTGCGGATTCTAGTGGTGGGACAGAACCAATAAAAAGAACCATTGCACAAACTAGTACCATTATATCTCAAAACCCATTCTCAAATACTGTAACTGTCTTACCTGAAGGTTATGTACCTACTACAACAACTTGGGAAGATTTAGATAACCAGATTTTTGAAATTGATTTAGGTCAAGTAAATGTTCAATCAATTTATGAAGGGGACATTGTTTTGGTAAATATTAACGTTAGTACATTAGATTCTACAGGTGAAGTTGCCATTTATTCCTTAATTGTAGAAGGAGTATCACATCAAGACGGTAAAGGTATATAATTTACAATATTTTTTTTTGTAGTATTATTGTAAAATGAAAAATGTTTTATATAAGAACAAATCAATTGAACCTAGAAAAAGTGACGTACATGGTTGGGGTATATTCACAAAAGAAAAAATATCTAAGGGAGAAATATTAGAAGAATGTCATTGTTTATATATGACAGAAGATGACGCTTCCTATACACACCATTTAAAACCAATAAGAATAAATACTATTAGAGTAGAAGATAATGGTACATTTCCTTATGTTATTCCTTTTGGTTATGGGGCGTTATTTAATTCATCTAACGACCCAAATATAATTTATAAGTGGGATAATGAAAATAAAATATTAGTATTCTACACATTAAGAGATATAGATAAAAATGAAGAACTATTTTTAAATTATGAATTTAATAGGGTCTTAGCTAATACGGATTTATTTACTCTTAATTAACCTCATCACCATAGATATCAGTCTTAGGTTTACAAGTTTCTCTAATTAGTTTTTCCACAAATGCGAACATTTTTAAACCATTATTTTCACAATATTCTTTTAATAGTTTATGTGTTTGTGGTGTAATTTTTAAGTTTTTATCCCTTTTCATATTATATAAATATGAAAGTATGACAAAAGTATGATAAAATTCATACTATTTTTTGTTGTATAACAACAAAAAGAAATTTTTCGAAAATATTCGCATATTTATAATTAAAAGAAATTAATAATAAAAATCAAAAAAATAAAATTAAATGGCATCAACAGACAGAATTTTTGTAAGTCCAGGTGTATTTACATCAGAAAAGGACTTAACATTCGTAACGAGACAAGTCGGTGTTACAACGTTAGGATTATTAGGTGAAACCCCTAAAGGTCCAGCGTTTGAGCCCGTATTTATCTCTGACTACAATGAATTTATTAGTTATTTTGGTGGTCTTAACTCTGAAAAATTTAAAGGGACGGGATTCCAAAAATACGAATTAAATTATATCGCCAAATCGTTTTTAACACAAACCAACCAACTGTATGTAAGTAGAGTTTTAGGGTTGTCGGGTTATAAGGCAGGCGATGCGTGGTCAATTACATTGGACTCCTCAGAAGATCCCGACACTGTAGGTAGTGCATCTACAGTTACCGATACGTTATTAACATATACTGCAGAAACTACTGGGGTACCAGTCGCGTTGGATTGGAACAACAACAATTTAGAGGCATTATATAATGATGGACAATTCACATTATCAACATTAGGGTTATTAGATACAGGACAAACTATTTCACAAACCGACCCTATATACGTTAAAACAGAATGTGACTTCAGTGGTGCAACTTTCGATATGGAAGTAACTGCAACAGGAACAAGTGGAAGTTTTGTAACTGGTACTACAAGTGGTACGGTTGTAAGTTATACCGCAACTTGTTTAACAGACATAGATGGTAGTGTTATCGCAACATTGAGATCGAGAGGTACATATAACGCAAATGAAGAGTTAGTTTTCGAAGTTACTGGTACTTCAGCAACAATGAGTAATACTACAAATATTGTAAATAATGCATTGGCATCGTTTACTATAGGTGGAACCGCAACGAATGGTAACGCATTTAGTTATGACGTTTCATTAGATAGAACTAAAAAGAATTATATCCCTAGAGTATTTGGTAGTTCAGCACAAGATAAAGACACTGAATTATGGGTAGAAGAAATTTATGAAAATGTATTAGTTGATTTAATCTCTAAGAATCAAGTTAGAGGATTAGACGTTGACTTTAATACTATCCAAACTACAGATGCAAATGATTTAGATAATTATCAAGAACAATGGAAGTCTGCGGTATCACCTTGGGTTCTCTCAGAACTAAAAGGTACTGGTTCAGGTGCAACATTACAAAGACTATTTAGATTTATTACAATATCTGATGGTAATGCAGCAAATGAAGACGTTAAATTTTCAATTATTAATATTAAACCAGGTGATAAGACATTTGATTTACTAATAAGAAATTTTAATGATACTGATGCTAACCCATCTGTTGTAGAGAAATTTTCTAATCTTAGTTTAGATATTAACGCAACAGGATTTATTGGTAGGAAAATTGGGACAAACGATGGTGAGTTTCCGTTACGTAGTAAATATATTATGGTTGAGTTTTACGATAGTGAGACACAATCTTCTTATTTAGAAGATCCAGATTTAGGTAACCATTTTCCTGCAGGTTTTGAGGGAGTATTAAATAGAACGTACATTGGTTCTAGAACTTCTTCTCCACCAAAAATTGAGTATAAAACACAATATACAGATTTTAATACGTCAAAATTAAGAAAAACATACTTAGGTTTAAATAGTGAAATCGGTGTAGATCAAGATTTCTTTGACTACAAAGGTAAAAACGAAGTTAATAATGGTGTTTATAGTGGGAGAACAGATGGTTTTCATTTAGACGTTAATGCTAATGGTGCAAATGTAGACTTAGGTAGTAACACATATTCACCTTCTTTACAAGTTGGGGTGTCTGCATTTACAACAGAGACTAGCATACAAACTGGACCATATAGAAAATTAGCGGCTAGGAAATTTACGTTTACACCATTCGGTGGATGGGATGGATGGGACGTTTATAGACTACAAAGAACTAATGACGATAGATATACTATAAATGGTTCTAGAGGTTCTATTGGAGAAACAAATGGGACGTTTTCTTCTTTTGTTACATCTGAAGGTGATAGTGGGATTAATTCCGATTATTACGCTTATTTAGATGGTATTTACACATATAACAATCCTGAAGCAGTTAATATTAACGTATTTGCAACACCAGGAATTGACTTAAGAGATAATATTAGTTTGGTTGAGAATGCGGTTGATATGGTGGAAGTTGATAGGGCGGATTCGCTTTATGTGATTACTACTCCTGATACTAGTGACGGTGGTATCGTATTATCACCAAGTGAGGCAGTGGACACCATAGAAGATTCTGGTATTGATTCTAATTATTCTGCCACATACTGGCCGTGGTTACAGATGAATGATACAGAAAATAACAGATATGTATGGTTACCACCTACAGTAGAAGTTATGAGAAACATCGCCCTTACCGATAATGTGGCGTTCCCTTGGTTCGCAGCGGCTGGTTTAAATAGGGGTACAACAAACGCAATCAAAGCGAGAGTGAAACTAAAATTAGATGATAGAGATGACTTATACGAAGGTAGAATTAACCCAATGGCGACATTCTCAGATGTAGGAGTTGTAATCTTCGGTAATAAAACACTACAAGTTAAAGAAACCGCACTTAACAGAATCAATGTTAGAAGATTGTTGTTACAAGCGAGAAAACTTATTTCAGCGGTGTCAATCAGATTGTTATTCGAACAAAATGATGATGTTGTAAGAAATCAGTTCTTAAGTTTAGTTAATCCAATTCTGGATAACATTAGAAAAGAGAGAGGTTTAACAGACTTTAGAGTTGTATTGGATGACACACCAGAATCTATTGATAGAAACGAACTTAATGGTAGAATCTTTATTAAACCAACAAGGTCGTTAGAATTCATTTCAATAGAGTTCAATATTACTAACACTGGCGCATCTTTTGACGATATTTAAAATAAAAATATGGGGGGGTTAATTTCCCCCCATTTATAATAATAATAATAATAATAAAGAGATGAAAATTAAAAAAAACGGAAAAGTAATTAGATTAACAGAAAGTGATTTACGTAGAATTGCAAAAAGATATTTAAATGAAAATAAAGACCCTAAACAGATTGTTATTGATTGTATTATGGAAAATACTACACTAAAAGATATTACAAATTTACCTGAATCATGTATAAAAATGATAACAGAAAAAGATTATACTAAAGCGTTAGAATGTGGAACGGAAATGGATGCAAGCGACGCTAAGATGATTATTTCTAAAATTGAGCCTATCGGAAAATGTGTTATGAAGAAGATTGGTGGTAGTGGCCCTATGGATGAAAAATTACCATAATATTATAAATCTAATAAATTAACCCCTCACATATGTGGGGTTTTTTTATGATCGGACAATATTTATAATATATGAAATTAATTATTACAGAAAAACAATTTAAAAAACTTATTTTAAAAGAAAATAAGGAATCAGATTTAAAATTATTAAGTGAATTTTGTAGTCGTTGGGGAGAACTTACCGATGTATCTAAAAACAATTTTTTAAAAGACAAAGAAAATTTAAAAAGTGATGGTTTACCATTAGATCCTTTTATGTTTTGTCAATTACCATTATCCGTTGAGTGGATAACAGATATAGAAAGAAACTTACTAAAAAAATTATTATAATTAGATGAATATTAAACTTACAGAGTCACAATATAAATTATTAAAGGAATTTAAGAAAAAAGCGTATTCTTTTGATTGGGATGATAATATATTGATTATGCCCACAAGAATACATTTAGATTATAATGTTAATAGTAATGATATTGCGGATTTAGGTAGTGAAGGTAATAAAATTTGGGTACCTGTATCAGTATCAACAGAACAATTTAGAAGTGTTAGACATAAATTAGGAAAAGACTTTAGATATCCAAACAATGATATACTAAGTGCGTTTAAAGATTTTAGAGATTATGGTGCATTTATTGAAGATACAAAAAGGGCATTAAGTTATAGAAGTTACGGACCTAGTTTTAATAAGTTTAAAGAAGCTTTAATAAGTGGTAGTGACTTTTCTATTATTACCGCAAGATCTAATCCCCCACAAGCAATAAAAGAAGGTATAAAGTTAATAATTAGAGATATGAGTTGGGGTGAACAAAAAGAGATGGAAAAGAACCTTAATGGGTTAACAATAGACGAATATTTAAATCTACAAGATTATCATCCTGTGTCTTCAGAAGAATTCGCACAAAAGTTTGGTTTAGATAGTGTGGGGACAAATCCAGAAGAAGGTAAAAAAATTGCGTTTAAGAGTTTTGTAGATAGAATTGTGAGTCAGATATCTAAGATTAAAGATGACAAAGACTTTGAGGGTATTAGTGTTGGGTTTAGTGATGATGATGAAGGTAATGTAGAAGTTATAGAAGATTTAATTAGAAATGAATTAAAACGACTACACCCCGAAATTACTTTTACAGTTTATGATACTTCAGATCCAAAAGACACAAAAAAGAAAAGAATAATAATTAAAAAGTAATTTTTAATAAAAAACTAAATATTTATATAAAAATATATAATTATGAAAATTAAAAAGAATGGGGAAGTTATAAATCTAACGGAGTCGGATTTAAAACGAATTGTGAAAAATAGTCTACTTAAAGAAGAAACTGTAGAATGGGATTTAGACAAAGAAAGATTAGAAAAAGATGAAAAAGATATTTTATCTATAGATAAAAGACTATCACTATTAGAAAAAGAAGTACATGGTAATATGGATGGAGAGAAGTTTACGGATCAATCATTGCAAGAACAAGTTGATTGGTTAAGTAGTGGGATGGATGAAATAGGTAAAACAGTCACTAGAATATTAAAACATATAAAATTATAATAAAAAAATAGTTTTTTTTGAAAACTGAATATTTATATAATATACAAAGAATAACTATAATAAAAAATTAAAAAAAAGAAAAAATGGCAGATTTATTAATGAGAATGCCTGTTCCTTACGAACCGTTAAGAAAGAATAGGTTTATTTTGAGATTCCCAGACGAATTAGGAATTCAAGAATGGTGGGTTTCTACAACATCAAGACCTAAATATACGAGTGATGAGGTAGAGATTCCATTTTTAAATACGTCTACTTTTGTTATTGGTAGATTTAAGTGGGAATCTATTTCCGTAACATTTAGAGACCCTATTGGGCCTTCTGCAACACAAGCGTTAATGGAATGGGTTCGTTTACACTCAGAATCAGTAACAGGTAGACAAGGTTACGCTGCAGGATATAAAAAAGACGTAGAATTAGAAATGTTAGACCCAACTGGTGTTGTTGTTCAGAAATGGATACTACAAGGTACACAATTAAATGACGCAGATTTTAGTGGGTTAGATTATAATTCTTCTGATTTAGCAGAAATACAGTGTACACTTCGTTTTGATAGAGCGATTAACGTATTCTAAAAAATTAAAATATTTAATTTTATAAATAAATCCTTATCATTAGTTTGGTGGGGATTTTTTGGTTTTTGTTTATATTTATATAATAAACACAATAAAAAAATTAAAAAAAAGATATTATGAAAAAAAGATTTAATACTTTGAATGAAGAAATAAAAAGAATGAAGTCTTTGTTTACGGAAGAAAGGTTATTCGGTAATCTAGTTGGTACTGAAGGAGAAAAATATATAACAGAAGGTTCATTAAAAAATGGGTCTAAAGGAGAAGGTGTAAAAGCACTACAAACCCTTCTAGGTGTAAAACCAGTCGATGGTAAATTTGGTCCGAATACAAAAAAAGCATTAGAGAAATTTCAAAAAGAAAATAATTTAACACCTGACGGTATTGCAGGACCTAAGACTTTAGAGGCTTTTAATAAAAAAGCTGGATTAGTTAATGAAAGTGGACCCATCACTACACATGGTATGATGGACGCCATTAAAACAATAAACAAAGTAATTGCTAACAAAACCGTTGACGTTGAGTCATTGTCGAAAAGCATTGGTATAAAGCCAAATCCTACAGACGGAAACAAAAAGTCTACAGGTGACGGAGATGCTACACTAGATAACCCATTTGCTCAGAAAGGAGATCTAAAAAGTCAGTTAGAGAAAAAAAACAAGGAAGATAAAGATGACGGTAAAACTTCTTCCACTAAAGTTACCAAAGGTGAAGACGGTACAGAAACTACAGTTACCAAAGGTGAAGACGGTAAAACTTCTTCCACTAAAGTTACCAAAGGATCTGATAGTGGGAAAGACTCAGAAACTGGGACATATGATGATCAGAAGGGTGAGGATGATGACGGACCTAAAAAAGCGGGAACAAATAGACAAGGTACAGAGTTTTACCAAAAAGGAAAAAGAAAAAATACCGTTAAAAGTGTTTTAGCGAGTGTTAAAAGAGATAAGGGTGAAATTAATGATAACGTTAAAGCCTGTAAAAAAGGGATGAAAGAAATTTATAAACAAACTACTAAAATAGGTAATGCGGAGATGAATTTAACTGATGAGGAATTAAAAGGTCTTGATTGGTGTGTTAGTACATTTAAAAATAGATTTGGTAAATTAGGTATTGGTATTGGGATGGAAGAAATGGAACAAACTTATGATTTATTAAATAGAGAAATTCCTGAATTGGAATCTTCCGTTGAGGGTGAAACATATGAAGTAAAAGATAGTGGTGGATTAACAGTTGCGAAGTTAAAGATGGTTGGGCCTGGTAAGTATAAGTTTAATGGTAGAAAGGGTTATACTATCGCATCTAAAAATAGGAAAAGTGGTAGAATGCAAATTAATAATGATTTTAAGGAATATTTTTTAAAGACATTACAAAAAGATCCTAGTACTTATAAAGTTGTAACATTACATAAAAAAACGGGTAAAAACAATGGTTTTTTCGCAATAAGAAAAAAGTAATTAGACTAACGTAGTGGGTAAAAAAATTGTTATATCGGAATCTCAGTATAAACGTGTTTTTTTAAATGAACAAAACACTAATAATAATGTAAATCCTAATGCAATAGACATACAAAAGTATTTAATAAAAAATGGTTATTTACCCGCATATAGATTAGAAAAAGGTAAATCTATTAGAAATGATGATGGTGATTTTGGAGATTTAAGTGCGGAAGCGTTTGCCAAATATTATTACGGTGATTTTAATAATATTAAAACTATAGAGGGGTTATATGATAAATTAAAATCTGATGGTTACGATTTAGGTTCTAAAACAGGTAAGATTTTTGGTGTTAAGATGGTAAAAGTTTTATCTGAAATTATAAATGAGAATAAAACCGATAAAGGTATTTTTAATAAAATATGGGATTCTTGGAAGGATGGAGTTAATTGGTTAGAACAAAAAAGATTAGATATAAGTAACGTATATTTAAATAAGCATATTAAAACAAATTCTGATGGTCAACAATTTAGAAAATGGGTTTATAAAAATGATGAAAGATTAAAAAAAGTTAACAATCTTTTTAAAAAATTAGGGTATTCTGAAAAATTTAGTAAAGTCGGTCCGATAGACAATAAATATTTTATGTCTGCATGGTACTTACTATATAGTGAATATTTAAAAAATAGTGGGTTATTTCCTGAATATGAAAAGTATTTTTATATACCTGTGGATGGGTATAGTTGGAATATCGAAGAAGATATTAATTCTGTAGAAGATGAAAATGGTGATTATATTCAAGTTACAGATGAATATTGGTATTTTGAACCGACAGATAAAAATAAATATAGAAATAGGGGTGGATGGTCTACTAGTGAATGGGTTACAAGTTATTCGAAATCGATGGGGGAACAATTGACTGTTCAATCGATGGTACGGTTGGTGGAAAAAAGTTTTAAAAGTGCACCTGAAAAGGCAGGATATAAAAAAATGTACTGGGTAACTACAATTGGTGGATCAGTTTACGTTCCTCCTGTTAGTTCATATGAATACTTAAACGATCAAGGTGAATATGAGATAGTTAATGACACAATATCTCAACAGATGATGATGTATTCGTTTGTTGAAAGTCCTTATCCTTTAATTGAACATAATTATAAACGATTTGATGATGATACTAATACACCTGTTTTTTGGTCATATGTACCCGATACATTTTATGAACAAGAGTATGAATACCATAAAGAAATTGGGGTGAAAGAAAAAGAAAGGGATGAAGACAGGGAAAAAGAAAGGGAAAAGGAAAAACAAAAAAACTCCTTATATAGTGATCAGAATACCTTATCAAAGGTTGATGTTGGTAATTCTTTGTATTTACCTTTTAATGATATTAATGGTGGAGATGTTAAGAATCCCAGAACTGATAATTTGGCGACAATTAATTTAAATAGTTATATAAATGACTATAATAAATGTCTTAACCATTGGAAAAGTGTTAAAGGTACATTTAAATGGAATGGTCAGGTAATTAATATGGATCAAAAACTTTTAGATACCTATAAATTTAAAGATATTTACGATAGCAATAAAGATATTTATAATTTTGGGACTTTTGAAACTTTTTTAGAAAATAATGCCACTACTATTTTTAACCCTTCATATATTATAAAACTTATTGGGGATATATATGAAAAAGTTTATATTTATGATCCAAATACTATAATGTCTAGAATTTGGACAATAAAATTTTTAGAAGAAAATGGTTGTCTAACAAATGTAAATTTAAGTGGTGATTATACAGAAAGTGATTTAAAAACTGCATTAAATTATACTTATATAGCGGTTGAGAATGGTGATTGCGCTAAAGATTCTTTGAATTTAATACAACAACACTATAATAAGAATCAATCTGATTCTGAAAAAACTTTAAACGGTTTGTTAAACCTATTAGAATTTGTTGATCAATGGAACAAAAGGTTTTTAAGTCAAAAGAAAGAATATTATAAAGGCGCTTGTGAACAATGGATTAATTCTGGTGGGTCAACATCTTGGTCAAGATTTGTAACTTCTTTTCAGGGACCTACAAAATTCATTGGGCAAAAATGGTCTGATTTTTGTCGTTACGAAGGAGGGGGAAATTGGTTATATTACCCACCTAGTTCGGATGAATATGGTAACAAAGATTATATCTTAGGTTGTGGTTGTGTAAATATGAAACATAGTAACCCTCAAGGTTTACAAAAACACCCTAACACATTTTTTCTGTTAAACCCTTTAGCTGGGGGAGATATCCAATTAAGTACAACCAACGCAGAAGAAGGGTGGGGCAACGCAGGGGTAATAGATACAAGACCATTTTCTACAAAAGCTAAAGAATGGGCGAAGGAATGTAAATCAGATTGGCACTGTTGGGTAGATATTGCGTCGATAGCACTTTCACTAATTGGGTGTGTCTATACAGGTGCCGTTGGGTGTATAATTAGTGGTGGTAGGTTAATGATTGCGGCAGATACTATTAATGGGTTAGGATATACATATGAAGGTATAACTGACCCTAACAACCCTAAAAATAATGGTTGGAAATTGAATGCTGCTTTTAGTTTTATGCCAGTTATATTTAAAAGTGTTGGTAAATCTTATAAAATTTTAAAGGGAATACAAAAATCAGGTGATTTAAAAACGTTTTCAAAAATAATAAAAAATGCAGAGGGAAAGTATAGTTCTTCTGTTTGGAAGTCTATGTCTGAGGAGGGAAAGAGTAAGGCAGTTGCGGAAGCATTTCAAGAGAGTTTTAAAGATTTAAGTGGTTCACAACTATCTAAAATGCAAGAAATGTATACTCAAACTTTAAATATACTTAAGAACTCTGATTACCAAAAGTTAGTGGCGGCATTGGATGATGTTCCTTATAGTAAAGTTGGAGATTTAAATCAGTTAATGGTATTGGCATCTAAAGACGTTAAAGTTTCAAATAACGTACTTAAATTAATAAATGAAGGTAAAACATTTAATGATATTATTAAGATATATAAAATTAAACCTATAATAGATTTATCTAAAGGGGCAATAACAGATTTCTTATTCCAAAGCACACTATTCGCATTAACACAATTTTATCCTGAACCAGTCGCTAAACTAATTCTTAGTGGTATCCAATCATTTGAAGATGCAACAGGTGTACCATTAAAAAAATGGTTGGGTGTAAGTACCGATAAAAACCCTGAAGATGACATGTCTAAATCTATACAAAGAGGGATGGGATATTTTGAAAATTGGTCAACAGTAACCACTGAAATATCTAACTATTTAAAAAATAGAATATCTCCGTTATTATTGAAATATAAAATTGATATTAGTAGTGGGAATATTGAAGATTTTATTGTTAATGGTGTTAATTCTTTATTCGGTGAACCTTTAAATAATTTTAAGGCTAGGTTAGAACTTATAGTAAAAAGAACAGAGGAAAAAGAAGATGAAAAATTAGGTTTTGATGAGGTTAAATCCTTTTTACAAAAAATGTATGATTCAGAGATTGATTATTTAGAGAGTTATACTAAAGAAGATAATGTTATAAAACAAATTAAAAGTGAGAGTGAGAAGAACCCACCTGATGAAGCAACTAAAGATTGGATAAAAACAAATAATATTGATATGGATCAATTTGATATAGTATACTAATGAAGAAAATATAGAATGGGTAAAAAAAATAACATTAATATGGATATATTTGATGTAGTAGATATTTATTAGGAAAGGTAGTAATTATGAAAAATTTAAATGAGGAAATAAAAAGAATAAAATCCCTTTTTACTGAAGATAGATTATTTGGTAATTTGGTTAATGAGGCAACAAATCCCGATACCAGTGGTGATGGTAAAATAGATTCTTCAGAATTTACTGCGTCTGGTAATGAAATAGATACAGATGAGGCTATGGAATTTTTAATTGCGTCAGGATACACTGTTACTAATCCAAATGATGTAGACGAAAAAGTAACTACTTTAGATATTTGTAGTCAAAAAACAAATATGAAATGGGTGTATAAATACTCTAAAAATAAAAACCTACTTAATAATAGTGGGGTTCGTAATAATTTTAACGCTACTAATGGTGTTTGTTATTACTACTGGACTGACATTAATAGTCCGACACTAGGGGATTTAAAAGTTAAAAAAGTAGTTGCTTGGGATGATGATCAGATAACTTTTTACATACAATTACCATACGAAATAAACTTAGAGTCTATGAATGATGCATTAAAGTCTTTTAATGACTTAACTATGAAAATGAGAACGTTTGTAGAAACGTCAGAGTTATTTCCTGGTAGTATATCAAAACCACCTTTTTATATTAAGTTTAGTGGAAAGTTAGATTATAATAATATGAAGGTTAGAGATGTGGAATTTTTAAATTTTAGAGATAAAGATATGAAAAAAACTTCATTCAGTAGTACTCTTTTTGATCAGATTGAGGATAAGGGTTATAACCCTCTAGTTAATCAAAGTGGTCCATCTACTGGTGCTAGAAAATTTAGTTCTTCGATTGGTTTATTAGATATAATTAGTGAAGTGACTGGGTTGACGGATAGGTTCGTAATAGATAAATTGGTTGATAAATTATAAAATAATATGAAAAATAGGAAGACATTAAGTATTGATAGTAAGAATTTTAACCTACTGATTGAACGTATGAATAAAAAATATACATACGAAGAAAGTATAAATAAAATTAGAGATTTAATAGTAGAAGGTCCGGGTAAAAGGATTAAAGAACTAATTATGGGTGGTGCTATTCATGTGGATATTCCAATATCTTTAAGAAGGATAAGTAATATTTTTGATGTTAATCGTTCAGTTGATATTGCTGATATAGATGGTGTCTTAAAAAGGGGTGTTGATGGTATTATAGAGGATTTCAGTAGTATGGGGAAGAATTTGACTCCTCTGGATCAAAAAAGTATTAGTAATTTATTTTCATATTTAGAAGGTATAAAAAGTGCTAGTGATAATGCAGGTGACGCATTAATAAGCATAAATAAAAATTTAAAAAATGGCACCAATTTAGATTTAAACCAAAGAATAGATTTTATTGATGAGGTATATAAAGATAAACCATCGTTATTAGACGAGGTTTATCCAAATAAAACAGATTTAAACAAAGTAAAAAACAAAAATGGGGAGTTAAATAGTAGGGATGCAATTGAAAGTAGAATTAAAAATAACTTTTTAAGTTTAGATGTTGATGATATTAAATTTTTATATAAAAATGGTACTTATCGGGTAAGGTTTAACCCTAAAAAATTGTTTAGTAAACTTAATCTTAAAACAGGTGATTTAGTAGTTTGGAATAAAAATTGGGGTAAGGGAAATTATTATATAATACCTTTTGAAGATACTAACCCTTCAATGATAAAGGATTTGGAGAAAAATGGTTATAAAACGTATACAGAAGCTAATTATACTGGTATTGAGGGAACTATACCTAAAGGTGGGGAAGTAACCGCCATAACACAAAGCAAAGGCGCTAATTTCTTTTTAAGACTGTTGGTGGGTGCAAATAAAAAAGGTGGTGTTGGTGGTTTTTGGTTTAGAACTAAGTCAGGAAAACGGTTGTTTCCAGCATATACTTGGGTAGCTTCATCTAAATTAATGTTGTTGATTATAGAATGTGGGGTGCAGGATATTTTTGACAAACAAAAAATAAATCGTTTAGTATCTGGTGTGGAGAAAGAATACTCTTATACTTTTGCTGATTGTATGTTTGGTAGTGAATATCAAACTAAAGATGGATTAGTGTCATATGAGCCAGTGTTTTATGCGTGGCATGGATACAATATATTAATACCAGTAACTTTTCAAATTGTATTTGGGGTAGCGGGGAAAGTTTTTAAGGAAGTACTTTTAAATCGATTAGAAAATAGAAAGGAGGAGTATATAAATAGGTTTAATAATAAAGTGGATGAAATGATGGGGGGATTATCTATTAGGGGGGTGTTAAATTTTGATACTAAACTACAAGTAGAGGGTAGTGTTAATGAATTATTAGAGGATGAAGATGTTACAATGTATTTTAAGGTCATTAAATGGGCCACTGGGATTGATTATAATGAGAATGATGTTAAAGAGTTTATTTTAAATACTATTGATGGAATCTCAGAGGCGGAGCTGGATTCTGAAAAGAAGAGAGATGAGGTTCGTAAGGATATTAATGAAAGGATTGGTAAAGAGATACAAATAAATAATGAAATATCTGTGGAAGGTGATACCAATTATGATATTCAAATAGAAAATTTAAAGGAATTGTTCTATGAAAGTGCAAAAATGAAAAAAGGTAAAATTATTAACGAAAAACTAATTGCACATAAGAAAGAGTATGATGGTGAATCTGAGGAAATGAAAAAATTATGTATAGATTTGGAAGTAATGTTAGATTTATATTCTCTTGAAGGTTGGGAACCTGGTGAGAGTTTAGAAGGTTTAAGTGACGCCAATTGTATAGACAGTAAAGAAAAGTTGGAGGAGATAATTCTTGTGTTTTCAGAAAAAGAAGCAACAGGATATGAGGGGTTAAATGAATTTAATAAAGAAATAAATTGTAACTTATTAACCATTAAAGATTCATATAAAAATGGATGTATAAATAATCAAGGTACACAAGTGGTTGATGTAAAAAAAGAAAAAATAAATGGGGTAATAACCACAATTACAATACCTGTGAAAGATTATACTTTTCAAGAGGTAAAAGAAGTTTCTGGGGAATATAAAATTGTTGCGGGATTTGATGATACAGATTTATTGTTGAAGATGTTATCTATGTCAGGTTCTATTATTAAAGATACTAATAAAGGTATTAAATTTTTAAATGATAATGGATTAGAGTATAAGGTAGGGACAAAAGGAATGCCCACTGAAGGAAAATTTTGTGTTAAATTAACGGAGAAAAATCTTAGAACATTAGAAACATATGGAAAAGGAGGTTTTTGTGGAGGATCAGCAGATAAAGCAAAATGCATTAACACCTTAATTGAAACAATTAAAAATGATGAATATTTATCACAATCTATGGACACTTGGAACGGATGTGTTTATGACGATCTATGGACACTTGGAACGGATGTGAATATGGGTGGGAATGAATAAAATAATAACAAATAAAAAATAGTTTTAAATGGAAGAAAATATGAATGACTCATTAATGAGTCCAAACTACATACCTGATGAGTTAAAAACACCTTATGATATTGTAGAGTTACCATCACAGGGTTTATTATATAAAAATAAAAAAAGTAAAGTTAAAGTAGAATACTTAACCGCTATGGATGAATCAATTTTGACTTCTCCTAATTTATCTAAGAATCCTAATCTTATGATAAATGTTTTATTAAAAAGAAAAATAAAAGATTTAGGTTTTGATCCTGAAGAATTGTTAGAGGGTGATAGAATCGCACTTTTATTATTTTTGAGAGTTACGGGTATAGGTGAAAAATACCCCCAAATAGTTTATGATGCAGAGTCAAACGACTTTGTGGAAGGGGAAATTGATTTAACCTCATTGGAACAAAAAAAATTATTAATAAAACCCGATGAAAGAGGTGAGTTTGATTTTACTTTACCGATAAAAAAACATAAGTTAAAATATAGATTATTAACTTCTAAAGATGAAGAAGAGATTAGTAAACAAGATGAAAATTTAATGAAAAGAGATCCCGATAAAGTATCTACACTAAATTTACTTAGGTTAGAAAGGTCAATAATGGGAATTAATGGTGAAAGAGATAAAATGAAAATTTCTAATATTGTTAAAAATTTACCTCTAATGGATTCTAGGGCAATTAAAAGTCATATAGAAGAAATGGAACCAGGAATAATATTAAAAACAGTTGCACGGATTCAGGGGGGAGAATCCGTAGATTGCTTTCTTAGAATCGGAGCGAATTTTTTCTTTCCTAAACTCTAAATATTTATCTTATCTTCATAAAGAAATTGGATTTTTAGTTAAAAGTGGAGGGTTTAGTTATTCAGATATAATGAATATGCCTACATTTTCGAGAAAGGTGTTTATTGAACAAATTTTACCTAATAATGAATAATTATAATTTTTTAAATATTTATAATAAAAAGTAACATGAAAAAAGATATTGATTACATTAATAAAGAAATTGAATTTATTAATATATATATTAAAGATTTAATTTCAGAACAAATAGATATAGATGATAGAGATGATAGTGATACCGAAGAAGATAGGATTGAGGATATTGAGGATAGGGATTCAGGAAAATTGTCTATAGATGATAGAAGAAATGCACTATCAGACGCAATTGAAGGGTGCCCTCCCGATTGTGATGACTTTGATAAAATATTTACTGAAGAAGAACAATCAAAAATCGATTCTACTGTTGAAAGTGTTGAGGAGTTAGCCCAATATACTATATCTTTCGGACCATATGCTGGTACAACTATAGGTCCTAGAGTAGCGAAAGCATATTGGACACTTAAAAAGGTTGGTAAATTAAAAAGTCCTTTTAAGAAAAAGGTTTCTCCTGATATATGTAGTTGTTACGCACTTTCTAGAAAATATTCTTCATGTATGAGCGGTAATAGAGCTCAATGTTATAACGAAGTGAGCAGTAATTTTAAAGCTGATATTGCAAGATTAAGTGATGATGAACAAGAATTAGCTGAAGATTATTTTAATAGTTGTCACGATAAATACGCAATGAAAGGTTTATATAATAAAGATAAAAGAGATAGTGCGGAAACTAAAAGAGGGTGTGATGAGTTTAAAAGTTTTTTAGGGTCTATCTCAGTTGTTAAATCCGAACTAACTAGTATGTTATCACAATATTTTAGAATTAAAAACCAAAAAGATTTATCTAAAAAAAGAAGTGGAAATGGTAGTGTTGCAGATAAACTTTCTTCATATAAAAAAATAACAATAAAATTTACACAAGATACTATACCTATTAATAGTGGAACATTTACGGATTGTACTAGTTTTAAGGTGGATTTTGAAAATCTTGAAGATACTGAATTTGAGGTAATGTCTGCTAGCCCATTTAATGAAGGTAAAACTATATTATTAAAATTAGGTAGTAAATATTGTCTGATGACTTTTAATACAGAAATTAGGGGTGTAGAACAAAATGGTAATGTTGTTTGGGTAGATGAGAATGATAGTATGAAACCAAAATGTGCATCTTATAGTTGGAAAGGTAAAATAATAAATTTAGAGGTATAGAATATGACAATTGGAGATGATGGTTGGTCTGAGGATGAGTACCAAAAAGAAGTAAAGGCGTTAAGGGAACTTAGATCAGAAGCAACTAATTGGTATAAGGATATTGATGGTGTTAGTAGGAAGGCTAGGAAAGAGCAAATAGCGCAAATTAATGAGGAGATTGATAGATACAAAGAGTTATCTAAAGGTACGGGTAGACTAGCAGAACAAGCAAAAGTATTGTTGGATTTAAAAACCAAAGAACTAGCGGTAGCAAAACAACAAACTCAAGTATTAGGTAGGGTACAACAAGAAGCCAATGTTACATACAGACAGTTCTTAAACTTTTTGACATCAACGGCAGCTCAATATAACTACGCACAACAAATCGCTAAAGAATATTTGTCAGTATCTAGAGATATTGGTGCGGGTGCAGGTGCTAGTGAAAGATTAACTCAAAATTATAAAGATTCATTAGAACAGGTAATGCAAATGGGTGGAAGTTTAGAAGATGTAACCAATATAATGAACACAATGGCTGAAGAATCTGGTAGAGCGAAAATTTTAGATTCTGAAGATGTTATAAATATTGAATCAATATCTAAAGGTTTGAATATGAGTGCCTCTGATGCTGCCTCAATGGCGGAAAAATTTGATCTTATGGGTGTTTCCACAGACTCTATGGGAAACCATTTAGCAAACGTATATAAAGAATCTCAAGCAATAGGTTTAAATGCGAATATGGTGGTAAAATCATTAAGTAAAAATATGAATTCAATTCAATCGTATTCTTTTGCTAATGGTGTAAAAGGTATGACTGAAATGGCTAAACAAGCAGTTAAAATGCGTTTAGATGTTTCAGATGTTTTACAAATGTCAGATAAATTTTATCAACCAGAAGCTGCAATTGAAGCGGCGGCGAACTTACAAATGTTAGGTGGTGACATTGCAAAGGCATTCGGTGATCCTTTTGAGACTATGTATATGGCTAGAAATAAACCAGAAGAACTAGCTAAAAAGGTTGGTGAGATGACTGAAAATATGATGCAATTCAATGAAGAAACGGGTGAATATGAAATGCCCGCTGAAGCTAGAATGCAACTTAAATCTGCAGGTGAACAATTAGGTATAAATACCGAAAAAATGGTAGAGATGGCTCGTCAAGCATCTAAAATTAAAGATGTAAAAATGAAATTTACTTCTATTGGGGATGATGATACTAAAGAAAATTTAGCATCTTTAGCGAAATATTCTGAAGAAAAAGGAGAATTTGTAATCAAACATGGGACTGAAGAACTTGGTTTAGATCAAATTAGTGATGGAATGGCGGAGGAAATTTTAAAGGCTAATGAAAATGAGGGAAAAGATGATAGTGAATTGTTTAAAAATATTGCGATTAATACTCAAACTATGTCGGAACAAATGGCTAGTCTTCAAAAGGCTAGTATGGCAACTGTCGCAACAAAAACAAATATGTATGAAGTTGCAGGTGCGGAAATAAAGGATAATCTTTTAGAACCTATGAAAAAAGGTATGGATGAAGCAGTTAAAAATTTTACAACTAGTTTCGACCCTAAAGCATTATTTAAAGAGGCTAAATGGGACACTACTTTTGGTAATGCAACTAAGGAAGTTAAAGAATTCACAAAAGCATTAAAAGAGGATTTAGTAAAATATATTAAATCAGAATCTGAATCCAATGAAGGTAGTACACAAGATGAAGGAGAGACAGAAGATGATTTCTTAATGAGAGAAAACGGTTCTACTGTTTCTTTTTCTACAGAAGATGATATTATTGGAGCAAAAAGAGGTGGACCATTAGATAAATTAATGGATAAAGGGTTACCTAACAAAATGGCGGGGGGTACAACAAATTCTAAAATGGAGTTTGGAAACTTAAATATTACAGGTAGAATAGAAATAGTTTCACCAGATGGGTCAGCATCAAATATGGAAATGTCTTCTATTAAACCACAGATTGAAAGTATGATTATTAACCAATTAAACGGTACATTTAGAGAAGGAGGAGTACCTTCTAGTAAACAATCTACTGATTATATGGGTCAAAAATAAAAAAAGTTTTATTTTTATTCACTTTACTATTGACTTTTTAATAATTTATTCCTATTATTGCTAGGACCAGATTTAAACAAGACTTATACAAGATTTAAATATTAAATAATAAAAACAATTATAATAATTATTATTTAATTCTCCTGAATTTTATTGATGTAATATTTATATAGTAAGAAATTATTATATATGGCAGGAATATTAGACCATCAGGGAATATTTTATAAGTTAGGAGTATTATCAACACAACAGTTTAGAGATAGTATACTAGGAAGGAACTTACCACCACCTGTTAGTGATACATTAACACAATCAGGATTAGTATCTAAATTAGAAGATATAGGTAAAGTTATTAATGTACCCATATTTGGTACTGCGGATGAGAATATACCTATACATTATAACGAAGAAGAAAGATTATTTCCTTTAGGTGGGTTTTTTCGGGAAACCCAAAACGTCAATTTAAACCCTTATATCCCACAAGATGATGATTATATCACTTACAACCTAACAATTCCACCGAACCTACCTATACCTTCACCAGAAGGGTTTGGAGAGAGAGAAAGAGCCCCTTATCCCACATCATATGCACCTAATAGGTTTGATTTAATCAATAAAGGAGAAAAAAAAGGTGTTCCTTTTCCTTTTAATGTTATAAATAGATATAAATCATTAAATTTTAAAACAGAAAGTTCTTTAGGATTAGTAGGTGGACAACAGTTAGAAAAAACAATTATTGACAAGATTGCGCAGATTGAGGACGAAATGAACACAAATACAGATAGTACTGGGTACATTACTGAACCTTTAGGGAATATGGTAGACAATTATGTTGATACATTGGGTGGTTTCGCACAAATCTTTAATACATTACCAAATGATGCGGTGGGTTGGAATGAGTATAATAGTAGTAATAAAATAAATGGTGGCGATGTTGATGTGGCGGAAGGGGTGGTACCCACAATGTCTACTGAAGTTAGAATGAAAACTTTATTAGGTAGAACTAGTGAAACCCAAATACAATTTACATTTAACCTATTAAAAACTAATAAATACCGACCATTATACAACGATAGTAGATTTGTGGGTACTGAGGATGAAGGTACAAACGGAAGATATTATATCGGTACAGATAAAAATACTAATAGGGGTAGTTTAATTACTAAAACTTTTGATAGTGACGACCTTAATGGTGAAAATTCAACAGGGAGTAATACTAAAACTTCAATAGAGGGAATTGGAGAACCTTTTGGGGAACCTAATAAATTCTTTTGGGCTACTGGTGGTGAACAGAATTTCAACCCAAAAACGTTATTATATAAAACACAACAATTAGTAAATAATAGTCAAGATAGTGTTTATATAAATCAAACAAAAAAATATTTTAAAGATAAAAAACAAAAAAAACTTATCAGTAGGGGTAATGCAATTAGTGAGATTTTATTATTTGACGCAGAGACCAACGGTAAATACTGTAGAGTATGGACAGTAAATGATAGATATAGTTACTTTAATGCAATAAGAAATACGGGATTGTTTACTTCAGACTCAGGAACAGAAGGGTTCTCTGCTACACAAGAAAAATCATCATTAAGTGTTTTACAAGATAATGGAATACCTAAATATCACCCAGTACTTAACGAATCAGAAAGTGATAGGAAAAAATTTATGTTTTCTATAGAAAATTTAGCGTGGGCAGATAATCTTGCGGATTTACCCGCATTTGAAATCGGTGGTGGCGATCCATTATCGGGTAATAAAGGTAGGTTAATGTGGTTTCCACCATATGATTTAAAGTTTGATGAAAATACTGCGGCAAATTGGACATCTACAGAATTTATTGGTAGGAGTGAGCCAGTTTATACATATAATAATAGTAAAAGAAGTGGTTCACTATCTTTTAAAGTTTTAGTAGATCATCCTAGAGTTATAAATTGTTATAGAGGGCAAAATAATAATTTAAACGAAAGATTCTTTGCGGGTTGTGTAACACCTGAAGATTTTTTAAATGCTTTAGAATGTGTGGTTCCACAAACAGACTATGGTGAAATAGAAAAATTATTAGAAAAAGAAAAAAAACAAACTACTACAGTTTTAGATAAAATAAAAGATGAGGGTGTTGTAAAGTTAATAACTACAGTTGATTGTAATGTTGAACCTGAAAACTGTAGAAAGACAATGACATATGATCAACCTTCTTTAGATAGTATAATTACAAAGGTGACAGAATTTATTGAAAAACAAAACGGTAATACTAATCCAAAGTCAAAAATAATTTTTAATGGTTATGTTGGAAGAACGGCAAATAGAGATAGTTTTGGAGAAGTATCAGGTGAAGGGAAGAATATAAGTAAAAAATATGCGGAAGAGGTGAAAACCGCAGTAGAAAGTGCGTTAAACTCTTCTGGAATAGATACTAAGATATTAAAAAATATAACTTATAATGTTATAGGTAATGATGCTTTTGATTCTGATACGGATGCCGACTATAGAGTTAGTGTAGAAATGGAATCTGATGTAGAAAATTCGGAAGAGACAAAAGTTAAAAAAGAAGTAAGTAAATCTAAGACAGGAACCTTAGATCCTGATCAAATTAAATTAGTCGATAATTTAATTATAGATGAAAGTGCCTATTTCGAATATATAGATGGTAATTATCCTAATTATTTTAAAACTATATCAGAAAAAATAAAATATTTTCAACCCGCATATCATAGTATTACACCTGAAGGGTTTAATAGTAGGTTAACATTTTTAAATCAATGTATGAGACAAGGTCCTAGTATATACGATAAGAAAACAAATAAAAATGGAGTTGAGGTTGGAGTACAACCACAAAATTTATCTTTTGGTAGACCACCCGTTTGTATACTTAGAATAGGAGATTTCTTTTATACTAAAATAGTTATTAATAGTTTGTCTATTTCATACGATGGACCACAATTTGACTTAAACCCAGAAGGGATAGGAGTCCAACCAATGATAGCTTCAATACAACTAAGTATTGATTTAATTGGTGGTCATTCATTAAGTGGACCATTAAATAGGTTACAAAATGCGGTATCGTTTAATTATTATGCGAATACAGAAATGTATGATGTTAGGTCAGATACGACAAAAGATGGTGAAATAGTCGATGGTTTAAAATTAGGAGAAATAAAACGAAAATTAGCGGGCGAATCGGAAGATGAGTCTTTAAAAGATGATGTTGAGCTAGATCAAAATAGTGAGAATGCAAATTCAGGTAATCAAGAAAACACAGATGGTGAAGGTGAAATAATAATATCAAATCCAGGGGAAACAATAGTTGCACAATCGAAAACATCCCCTACCACTTATAGTGGAGGAACAAAACCAAATGAGGATAATCGATTAATTTTAAAGGTTAAAACCAAATCTTCCGTAGAAGACATTGAAACTAGTACTAAAGCAGAAGTTGGACTATACTCTTCTGATAATAAAGATATACTCAATCTAGTAACAGTGGTAGAATTAAAAGATAGGGTTGATGCAATCAATACGGCACAAACAGAATTAACAACCGCACAAAATATTTTACAAAGCAACCCTAGTTTAGAAAACCAAAATTTAGTATATACTGCTCAAAATAATTTAAAAAATGCCGAACAGAATCTTATAAATTTAAAGAAAGATAAAGAAACTAAAATTAATGTAGAAGCTTATTTTAGTAAATTTAAAAATAAAACTAAAGTTAAAAAAACCTTTACTGTTACAGAAAATGGTATAGTATAGTATTATGGGAAAAGAATATTTCGATAGATATCAGAGTTTTAAATTTGACGGTAAATATTTGCCGTTACCTTTTATAAAAATACCCCCTAAAGATAGTGACAAAACAATTGTTTATAATTCAGAAAGAAGTAGGTTAGATAAATTTAGTCAATTATATTATGGGAACCCTTATCATGGTTGGTTAATTCTTTTAGCAAACCCTCAGTATGGTGGAGTTGAAGAAAATATACCTAATAGAGAAATTATTCGAATACCCTTTCCTTTTAGAGATAGTATACAACAATATATTGACGAGGTGGAAAAATATAAAAAACTAAATATAAAAAAATAACCTTATATGGCTAACGTAGAAGATTTAAGTTCTAATAAAAGAGGGGCTAAAACGGGTAATGTATTTGTTGTTGACCCTAACCCTCCAGGTATGGATATCATCCCACCTGAAGATATGTTTATCTACGTGAAATTTTCAGCATATCCGAGAAGTAGAACTACATATGGTGGTAACACATTAGAAGGTGATCCAATTGTTTTTGATAGTGGTATTGAAGGAGAGGTAAATTTTATATCTACTAAAATAAAATATAAAGACGGAAAATTAGACCCACCACTACAAAAAAGTTATGCGACAACTGATTGGACTAACATTGGTGGGTTTAAAGACGAAAACAGTAGAAGTGCGGGTACATTAGAGGGATTTGGTATAAAAGATATTAGTATTAAATATAACGCTAGTTTAGTTCCCGTTGTAGATATTACATTTACAGATGTAAGAGGTTCCGGGTTATTTGACGTAATAAAAGACAATGATAGAAAGTCACCATATAGTATATTTTTTAAAATGCCTTATCCAGTATTTAGACTATCCGTAAAAGGGTATTTCGGACAAAAAGTAGATTATTGTTTACATATGGTAAATTGGACATCAAATTTTGATGGATCAACGGGTAACTTTGATATTACTGCCAATTTCTTAGGATTCCAACAGGCATTTTTAAATGATATGGTTTTAGGTAATATCATTGGTACTATAAATACCCAAAAAGGGTTTAATAATCTTAATAGGATTTATGATGATAGGGGTTCAGATATTGGAACCGAAGGAGATTTTAATATTAGAAAAATAGATGAATTTTTAACAAAAATAAGTAGAATACAGATAGAAACAGAAATCATTAAATCTGATTTAAATAGTTTTGAATACCTTAAAGATTTAAATGGTAAGTTAAAATTATTAGAAAGTATACAATCTTTTATCGGAAAAGATATTGGTAAACAACCTATAAGTAATAGTAATGGTAGTGGTAACGAGTCTGTCACAGATTCGGTGGATTATATTAAAAGAGAAAATAATAACACTAAAATTTTTACTTCACCTATTAAAGATAGTATTTTAAAAAATAAAGACAACTACCTTTCCATAAGAGACTTTATAGTTATAAATTCAATCAACAGGGGATCTTTTAAAACGTACACTAATACATTAACAGATATAATTATTAAATATTTAGAATACTTAAGTGATGACGATAGAAAAGAATATAAACCTGAAAATACTTTATCGAAATTATCAGATAAGGTAAAGTCAAAAATATCTGGGGTACCCTCCAATGAAAATAAAAAAACTAATAAAGATGACGAATTAATTAAATCATTTTTTTTAAGTACAGACGATAAAAACTGGGAGAATTATGTGGTATCTACTAAAGATAAAAATGGTAAAATTGCAAAAAAACAATTAGAAGATATTATATCTGAGTTTCAAAACAAAAATAGTTCTATATATTTAAAAAATGACTATGATGGTAGCGATAAAAACGCAAATTACGAGTTATCTCTATTTAGTGCGGACACCCAAAAGTTTTACCAAACTTTAAGGCCTGAAACTAATGTTATTGTAGTAGATTTCCGTAAACAAAGAGAATTAGTGGAGTATAGGATTAGTGAATTAAAAACAATTATAAAAGATCAACAAGAGGCAGTACAATTAGAAATCAATGAAAAAATATTGAAAAATTTTAACGATTTATTTGGGTTTAAACCTACAATAGATAAATGTTTTGAAATTTTATCTAATAATACTCAAGCAATGATTGAGACAATATATGATATTAGTAAAGAATCTGAACAAGAAGATAAATCTAGTAATAGAAATAAAGTTTTAAAAGGGTATGAAACAGATGTACCTACAGGTATCAATAGAGTGGCTTGGCCAACAGTATATCAAAAAAATGGTGATGGTAGTCTAGAAGAAATCTATATTGGTGAAATCGGTGGGGTAAATTCTATAGATTTCCCTGAATGGAATTTTACTGAAGAAGTTTTTGATAATTTAGTATCTAAAAGTAAAGAACTAGAACAAGTAACTAAGGCTAGTGTATTAAAGAATGGGTTAGATACAGATAATTGGTTCCCAATAAATCCGATAGATTATAAAATTAACCCTTGGATAAAAATAAATATTTTAAATGATAAAGATGAAATATATAATGAATTAATAAAACAGATTTTTTATAGAGTATCCATACTCCAAAATTATAGTAGGTTTGATTTAAATACGGGATTAGGTAATGTACCTAAGTATGCGAATTTTGAGTCTATTGCAGCAAATAAAACAATTTTTAACAAAAATGTTAGGTCGATTTTATCAATCATTTTAAAAGAATTGGTAAATGGTGAAATTGACTATAAAGATAGTCTATTTTTTAAAGAAAACATTAATCAGGTAGGGTCAAATTTTTATATTAAAGAAACAGATGATACTTTACCAGAGTATAACAATTTTAATTTAAGTGGTAAATATAATAGTAAGGCTAATTATGTGATATTTGATGATAATGATATTATTAATAATAGTAAAAAATTATTTTCAGAAATTCAAAAAGAAGATTCTTACGTAAAACTAACTGATCCTGATAATGGTGGTACTATAAATAAAAAAGAAACAGGTGATGAATTATATTATAAAAATAGTTATTCATCAGCAAATAATTTCACCACTAATAATATATTTAATGTTTGGGCAAAAACTGTTTCTAAAAATCTATTTATAAGTAATAATAACGATTTTAATACCGACTTAAGAAACTCAAAACTATTAGACTTTAATCCTTCTGCGACAACCTTTGATAGTAAATATTTAAATAAAACTAATTTCACATTAGACAACTCAAGTAGTTGTGACTATGAAGAAATATTAACACAAAGTGAATTTTATACTAAACAAAGTAGTAATTATAGTAGGGCGCTATTATTGTTATCTACGTTCCCATTTAGAACTTTCGAAGAGGGGTTTTTAAATTCTATATTTCCCAATAATTCATATAAAGGTGCTAGGGTAGTAAAACTACCAAAGTTGTATATATTTTATTTAGGTGGTATTTTATGGAGATATGAACAAGGTTTAAATAGTAACGATAGTGTTGATTTTAATGTTAAATTATTAAAATCTGACGGAACGCCAGATAATAGTTGTAGTCACCAAAAATTCGAAACTTCTTATAAAAAATATTTAAATTCAGGTTATTTAAGAGGGGCATCATCTTCTAAAGATGTGAATATAGATATAGAAGATTCATTAACTTCATTACCCCCATCAGTTAAAAAAGAATTTATAAACGGATTTAAAAATTGGGTAGATGGTAATGATAGGTTTAACGATAATTTAAGTGGTAAATTTGAATTGAATATGACTTATTATGTTTCTGATCCTGACGATTCTTTTAGTTCTAGTATTACAGAAAAACAAAAAAAGGATGGAGAAACTTTTATATTAAAAGAATTAAAAGAGACGACTAACCTAATAATTTTAAATCCTGAAATATTTAACCCTAATAGGGTAGAATCAGAATTAGAAATAAATGTTAGTAACATAAACCAGTACATAGAATCTTTTAGTTTAAAGTTTGATGAAATAGAAAAAAATAATACTAATGGATCTGAAACTAATACTGAAGAAGAAAAGAAAAGTAAAAATAAAAGTACTAATAAAATAAAATTAGAAATATATAACTATTTCAAAAATATTAATAGTAAATGGGTTGGTGCAGAAAAAAAATCGTTTAATATATGTGGTGGATCAGACACAAAAGATTTAATAGATTATTTTAGATTTATTGATAGGGGTTGGCGTAATATAGGTGAAAAAGCAACATTTAACCTTAAAAGTTTTTTAACATTAGGTAGTAATTTAAATACTAGTGTTTATTTATTTATGTCTAAACTTTTAAGGGATAGTAATTTCTTATTTCAGATATTACCAAACTACATTAATTTTAAAGATAGAACAGAAGTAGCTAAAATTTTCCAACCACAAACAACTCTACAAGCTAATGAATCTACTGGACCAATCTTTTGTTGTATCTATGTAGGGGGAGCATCTGAAGTTTTAGATATAGGTGAGAGGAGCAATTATTATTTTAAAGATGACGGTTTTAGTTTTAAAAGTGGGACAGAATTACCTTCAGATATGGTGGGTCCTGATGATTCATCTTTAGTAGCATTTAGAGTTGCTTTTGGTGCACAAAATCAAACAATTTTTAAAAATGTTTCTTTAAACCAACAAGAACATAAAGAAACGGGTGAGTATTTTAGGGCACTATCAGATTTGGTAGATAAAAGAGGAGGAACCCAAAAAACGTATGTTGGTACAGATTTATTAAGATTGTTTAAAACTAGATCATACACATGTAAAGTTGACGCTTTAGGGTGTATGAATATTCAACCACTAATGTATTTTGATTTACAAAATGTCCCATTCTTTAATGGTGCATATCTAATTACTAGTGTCAATCATAATATTTCACCAAATCATATGACAACTAATTTTCAGGGTGTTAGACAATCAAAATTCATATCTCCACCTACAGAAGAAATAACCGCAGATTTAGAAATAGATCTAAATGAATCTAGTGACATACCTAAAATAGAGTTCACTAATTTAAGTTCAGATAATCCTTTATATAGTATAGGTGTCAGAAATGATATAGAAGGTGGTGACGATTTTGACTTTAATAATTTTAACGTTGCTAACTTTAAAACTTTAGGTATTAAAAGAGATAGTGATGAACAATACTCTGAATTATCTAAAAATTTAGAAAATATATTTAAAGGTAACAATATGTTAACCAATTCTCAAGTAACTATGGCACTTACTGCGATGTTGTCAAATTCGAGTAACTTAAATATAAAAGAAAAAGAAGTTGAAAGGGGTGCTGAAATACGTGATGCAGATAATAATATTTTATATTATACTTCTAATATAACAGGTATAGATGACCCAATAGTTGTTAAATATGGTGAGTCTTATTTAGCATCATTACCATTATCTGCATCGACAAAAGATGAACCCAATACCGCTTATACAATTAAATCCAATAAAAAATTAGATGAACAATCTCAAAATAATAGTATTGAAAATGAAAAAAATAGTATAAATAATCAAATAAGCGCTTTAGACAATACTGATTCTAATTATGCAAAAAATAAAAAATTGTTAGAGGAAAAACTATCAAAATTAAAAAAACAAGAAGAGGATTTAATAGAAACTACCACGTATTATAATATTTTACCTGGTGACGCATATAGATTTAAACCTAGAGGTTATTTATATTTGATTGGTAGGAAAAACTATTATGATTTTTATAATTCATATTTCCAAAGTAAAGTTGCGGGGGAATCAAACATTAAAACACCTAGTGTTAGTATAGAAACTGAAGTTGCAACTATTAACACATCGTTAAGTGCTTGGATATTTTTACAAAAAGATAAAAGAACTGCATACGAACTATCATCAAATAAAAATGATGGATCTGCATTAACATTTAAATCTTGTTTAGACATAGTTTATCAGGGATTTGGACCAGAGGATGAAGTATCGTTTAGTACCTTTGAAAAGGTATTAACTTTATTTACTGGTAAAGATAAACAACCACTAATAGATTATAATAATGCTAGAGGAGGAATTAACGCCTCGTAATCTAAACATAAATTTTCTTTTTTAAAAAAAAATTATTATATTTGTAATATGTATGTTGGAAATATAGTAACAGAATCTAAATTAGATGTTGAAAATTTTGGAATTTATAATAATATAGATGCAATTGATAATGACCTCCCCACATTAATTATAGGGTGGAAAAAGGTTAAAAAATTATATGGTGATAAAGTTTCTATTTTACATAAACAATTAAATTTTAACACATATTGGACATTTTCACCTAAAGAAAGAAAATCGGAATATGAAACAGATACCGATTCTTTTTTCACCTATTGTTACAATTTCTTTGGTCAAAATATTCCTTATGTTTATTTAGATGTTTTATTAGGTAAAAAAAGAGTTAATTTAAAAATAATAAAAAAAATACTAACCTTAAAAAACCCAATAACATATATATCAGAAAATAAAATGGTTTATATATATGGAGAAAATATTATTTTTGGGTTAGATTTAAATGTGGTAAAATTATTCGAAGGAAAATATGAAAAAATAGTAAATAAAATAAAGACTTTAGAAAATAATACTTTGGTAGATTTAGAGATATTTAATAAATGTGAGGACCTTATTTTAAAATTAAAAAATAAGGATAAATACGTACCTTACATTTATGAATATGGACACAAAAGATAAAATTATAACCTTAGCTTCATTTGTATACTTAGACAAAATTAATAGTTTTAAAAACTATCTCAATAAAAGATTTTCAATCAACGAAGATAATATTTTTCAATATTCCTTTACCGACAACGATAAAAAAATATTAACCTTTATGGTTAGACTCCACCAAAGTGAAAGAGTAGACACTCGTTCTTTTTACCCACCAACAATAATAGTACATAAAAAAGGTGAATGTTTTTATACTATAAATGCACTTAATAAATTAATTGAGAGTAATACAGAATCAGAAATAGGTAATTTAAATTATCATGATGTTAAAATAGATTGGGACAACTACCAAAATAAAATGATGATTACTAAAAACAATGAATTGAAAATATTCACTATAAATAGAGATTTTTCTTAATTTCTTAATATTTATTAATAAAAGTACTATGGAAACAAATAAAGACAACAAAGAAAAAGAAACCTTAAAAAATAAATTAAACGACTTTTTAACTAACCAAAAAGAAGTTGAAGAGTGTGTCGGTGAAGAGTGTTTAATTAATGATGGTAAAGAGATTGTAGAAAGAGTTGAAAAAGTATATAAGACTAATGACGGTAGACAATTATTAATGTAAAATGAATAAGAAAAAATTACTTTCCGAAGATTTAAAAAGATACCAACAATTGTTGGAGTATACCTTTTATGTTCCAGAAGAAGAAGATAGAGTGGACGACTTACTTTTAGATGATATGTTAACAGAGCAAGATCCCGCAGCGGATGAAGAAGATCCTTTTTTTGATGTTGGTGACGAAGATGAAGCACCTGAAGGTGAAATTGAATCGACTGAAGACGAATTTTCGGAGGAAGAAGAAACTACTGAAGAAACACCAGAAGAAGGTGGAGAGACAGATCCTTTTGGTTCTGATACAGAAGTAGAAGATGAATTTGCAGATGAAGATATGGAAATGGGTGGTGATGATGAAACTGTAGAGGTAGACGTTACTGATATCGTAGATAAAACTGAAGAAACTAAAGCGTCTGTAGATGATATGGGTAGTAAAATGGATGACTTACTATCTAAATTAAGTGACTTAGAATCACAAGTTACAGATATGGATGGAGTTATTAACAAAATTGATGACTTAGAAAAAGAAATTGAAAAAAGAAATCCTACACCTGTAGAAAGATTAGAAATGAGATCTATGGATTCATTTCCATATAGTGTTAAACTAACTGATTATTGGAAAGATAAAGAAGGGTATGATGCGAGTGAACCTGAAGATGAATACACATTAACTCAGAGTGATGTTGACAATTTTGAAGATAAAGAAATAAGAGCTTCTTTTGAGTCTGATAACGAAGAAGAAAAAGAAGAATTATAAAAAAACATTTTATTATGAAAACAAGATTAGATGAAACAAATAAAATGAGAAAGTTAATGGGTTTAAACTTATTAACTGAAGAAGAAACCCCCACAGGAAGGACTCAAACATCATTATCTAAAGAAGTATCCGAAAAAGAGATTGAACAATTGGAGAAATTAATAAATGATATGGAGACTACTATTAAAGAGTTAAAATCTGAAAAAAAATATAATTATGGTAATATATTAACCAGACTTAAAAATAAACGAAAAATCGCTGGTATGACAAAAAAATCAGAAAAACTACAAGATAAGATTGATTCTTTAGTGAAAGATATGGAACAATACGATGAGGGTAAAGTAGTTAGTGGTTCAGATAAGAAAAAACTTAAAAGTGGTATTGGTATGGCATTATCTTATATCGCCGCAATTGTTGCACAAATAAATTTAGTAAAACATAGGGAAAGGATATCTAAAAGAGTACAAGGACTCATCGACTCAATAAATTAAATCATAAAAAACCTCACAAAAGTGGGGTTTTTCTTTTACCACCTATTGACTTTTTGATAAAGTATTGTTATAATTGTATATTATTAAATTAAAAAAAATACAATGAGTAACAGTTTAGATGCAATTTTGGCTCAGTATGAGAAGAATACTGAACCAGTAAAAAGTGGAAAGAAAATTTCCAATGAAGACAGACTAAAAAAATACTTTACGGAAAAATTACCGAAAGGTGTTAAGTCACAAACTAAAACTTTCAGAATATTACCATCGAAGGATGGTGGTTCTCCATTTACTGAAGTTTTTTATCACGAAAAAGAAGTTAATGGTAAATATGAAAAAATTTACTGTAACCATTTAAATGATGGAGAACATTGTCCACTATGTGAGGCGAAAGATGCCTTATATGAAGATGGTTCAGAAAAGGCTAAACAATTAGCTAAAACATTCATCGCTAGAAAATTCTACGTAGTAAAGGGAATTGATAGAGATAATGAAGATCATGGTGTTAAATTTTGGAGATTTAAACACTACAGAAATGGAAATGGTGTTATGGACAAACTAATACCCGTTTTTAAATTAAAAGGTGATATTAGTGACCCTAGAGAAGGTAGAAATATAGTTATCACTTCTGGGAGAGATCAAAATAATTATTCTGTTGTTAATACAATTATGGCAGATGACGTATCTATCTTAACTAATGATAAAGATTACGCTAACGAATGGATGGGTAATGAAGAAACATTTAAAGATGTTTACGCTAAAAAATCTAAAGAGTATTTAGAAATTGTTGCAACAAACAAAACCCCAGTTTGGGATTCAGAACAAAAGAAGTATGTAGCTGAAGAAGACAAAGAAGAAAAAGAAACTGCGTCACTAACAGAAGAAATCAATATGATGAGAACAGAAACTACTACATCTTTTGAAGATGATTATAGTTCTAAAGATAATGTAGAAGTTTCTAAGTTAAATGACGATGACGAGTTACCATTTTAATTAAAACTATGGCAAAGAAACCTTTAAAAAAGAAAACGTCTGATTTTTCGTCTATAAGGAAAAAGTTTTCCTCCAAAGAAAAGTATAAAGAACAAAAATACTTTGATTTGGGGGAATCCTTCCAAAAGGCGACAGGTTTACCTGGTCCTGCTATGGGACAAATTAATATGTTATTAGGACATTCAGACACAGGAAAGACAACTGCTTTAATACAAGCAGCGGTAGATGCACAGAAAAAAGGTATTCTACCAATATTCATAATTACTGAACAAAAATTTAGTTTTGAACATGCTAAACAGATGGGGTTAAAAACTGATTATGTGGAAGAGATTGACGAAGAGACTGGTGAAGTAACTGGTTATTGGGATGGATTTTTACTATATAAGTTAGGTTTTGACTATATTGAACAAGCATTTGATTATGTGACTGAAGTTTTAGACGGTCAAAAGAACGGTGAGATACCACACGATATATTATTCTGTTGGGACTCTATAGGTACTATACCTTGTAAAATGAGTTTCGATGGTAAGGGGGGTAATCAACATACTGCTAGGACTATCTCAGAAAAATGGGGAATGGGTATGGCGCAAAGAATTACTTCTTCTAGAAAAGAAACTGCACCATATACTAACTCTATGATTTTCGTAAACCAACCTTGGGTTGAGTTACCAGATAATCCTTTCGGTCAACCAAAGATACAACCAAAAGGTGGTCAGTCCATATACTTATCTTGTGCGTTAGTATTCTTATTTGGTAACCAAAAGAATGCTGGAATATCTAAACTATCTGCCACTAATAAAGGTAGAAAAGTTAATTTCGCTATTAGAACTAAAGTGGGTATACACAAAAACCATATGAATGGTTTAGGTTATGCTGATTGTAGGATACTTGCAACCACACATGGATTTATCGAAGACGATAAAAAGGCTATTGATGAATATAAAGCCCAACATAAGGATTATTGGGTTGAAATATTTGAGTCTGTAGGTGACGATGTAATGGACTTCGTTATTGAAAACGATGAAAACTATATTGAAGCACCTGTAGAATATTCTGATGATTAAATTATTTATTAACCTTTAATCATCTATGAGTGAAAATACCAAATAAAAAAAGAAATAATCAAAAAACTTTATTAGTCGATGGGGACTCGTTGTTAAAAACCGCCTATCATGGGGCTAAAAATCTTTACTATAAAGAAACCCATATAGGTGGTATTTTTCAGTTCCTAACAATGGTTAGAAAAATGTTAAACGAAAATAAGTTTGACAGAGTTTATGTATTTTGGGACGGAAAGTTTAGTGGTAGACTAAGGTACGAACTATATAAAGACTATAAATCTAATAGAGGGAAAGATTTCTACAACGAAAAACCACCATCTGAACTTAGTTTATATTTACAGAAAGAAAGAGTTATTTCTTATTGTGAAGAGTTATTTATAAGACAATACAGAGATGATATTGTTGAAGCGGATGACTCTATTGCATATTATGTAAAAAATACCCCAGATAACGAAAGTGTGGTTATTATGAGTAATGATAGAGATCTTTGCCAACTAATCACCAAAAAGGTAAGTGTGTATATCATTAACCTAAAAAAAATAGTTACTGAAGAAAATTATTTAGTAGATTTTGATCATCACCCATCTAATCTTAAGTTAATTAAAACAATTACTGGTGACAATAGTGACAATATAAAGGGGATATTAGGGGTTAGCGAAAAAACTTTATTAAAATTTTTTCCTGAAATAATGGAAAAAACTTTGACTTTAGAATATATTTTTAGTAAAATTGAAGTTATACAAAAAGAAAGAAAAAATAGATTGAAGTCGTTAGATAATATACTTAACAAAGTAACTAAAGGTTCACAAAAGGAACTAATATATGAAGTTAATGATAAAATTATCGATTTAAAAAACCCATTGTTGACAGAAGATAGTAAATCAGAATTAGATTATTTATTTACCACTTCTATTGATCCAGAAGGTAGAGAAACTAAAAATGTTATAAATATGATGATTGAAGATGGATTAATGTGGGCAATACCAGGAGGTAAGGATGGTTATATTAATTTTTTACAACCATTTTTATCAATAATAAAGAAAGAAAAAAAATATTACAAAAAATTAAATGTTTAAGTTATGAAAAAAAAGTATCAAAATTATCCTTATGAGTTTTTATTTTTAATAAATGGAAACCCTATTGTGGGTAGAAACTTCCCCATAAAAAATTATAATAGAGAATCGTTAAAATCTTACGAATTAAAAGAAACTATAGATGATGTGGTGGGCATAATTAAAAAACACTTTAAAAATAACACATATGAGTATATGGAAAAAATTAATCATTTCTTTGTTGCTAGTACAGATGAAAATGCGGAAGTTAGAGACATATATGAAAATGAAGATTTTTTCACATTACAAATTAAAGTAAAAGGAAGAGTAGTATGTGAAAGTATTTTTAGTGGAAATGACTACCCACCAAATGTAAGATATGATGTTAATATAAGAAAAATTATACCAAAAATCATTGATCACATCCAACAGGGGTTAAGTCGTAAAAATTATACAAAAAATTTGTACGGTTATCAGTTAGATCGCATATTTATTAATAACTAAAATTAGAAAAAGAATGGCAAAAAATGAGAGTTTAAATTTAGGTTATTTAGGGTATAGTTTTCAAGTTAAATTAGTTAAACAATTAGTAGAAGATCATAAATTTTCAGAAAGTATTGTTTCTATTATAGATCCAAATTATTTTGACAATGAATATATGAGATTAATTGTTGCGAGTTTAAAAGATTATTATGAAAAATATGAAACAATACCATCTTATGAGACTATATTTAATATAATTAAAAGTGAAGTAAGAAGGGAAATTGCTAAAGAATCTGCAACCGAATTAATCAAAGAAGTTAAAAATTCTGATAATAAAGATTGTTTACATATACAGGATGTCGCCATTAAGTTTTGTAAACAACAAGAACTCAAAAAAGCAACTCAAAAAATCCAAAAAATATTAGATACTGGTGATTTTGATAGGTATGATGAGTGTGAAGAATTAGTTAAACAAGCTATATCTGTAGGTACTGAAAAAGACGAAGGCGTTGATATATTTCACGCAATTGAAGATGTCCTTGCAGATGATTTTAGAGATCCTATTGCAACAGGTTTGGTTGGTATAGATAATCTTATGGGTGGAGGATTATCTAAGGGTGAGTTAGGTGTTATATTGGCAGCGTTTGGTGTGGGTAAAACTACATTAATTACTAGAATGGCGAACACTGCTTATTTAGAAGGTAAAAATGTGGTACAGATTTTTTTTGAGGACAACGTTAAGGTAATCCAAAGAAAACATCTATCATGTTTTTCTGAAATAAATTTAAGTGAGTTAGGTGATAGAAAAGAAGAAGTAAAAGAACTTATCCCTAAATTCCAAAATTTAAATGGTAACTTAATACTTAAAAAAATGTCTAGTGATGGTACTACTATACCACATATAAAACAATACTTACGTAAACTAACTTCGTCAGGTGTAAAACCTGATATTGTATTTGTTGACTACATAGACTGTATCCAACCCACAAAACAATTTAAAGATGAATATAGTGGCGAAGGTAATGTTATGAGACAATTCGAAACTATGTTAGCAGAATTAGATGTGGCTGGATGGACTGCAGTGCAAGGTAACCGAAGTGCTATCGGAGCAGATTTGGTAGAAGCTAACATGATGGGAGGATCAATCAAAAAAGGACAAATAGGGCACTTTATATTGTCAGTTGCTAAAACTTTAGAACAAAAAGAAGAAGGTAGAGCAACTTTAGCCATTCTTAAATCACGTTTTGGTAGGGACGGAGTAGTTTTCGATGATATTGTATTTGATAATGGTACATTAGTTATAGATACTAGTCAAAGTAATGACGTAACACTTTTACAACATGGAAAAGGACAAAAGAAAAAGGAGTCAGACTTTATTAGTAGTACTATAGAGAAACGAAGAAGTTCTACAAATAATAATTAATTTAGGGTAACAAATCTTTGATTTATATGATAAGTCATTATGGAATACTTACCCCCTAAAAAAAGAAAAAAATTTAAAAATATGGAGTTATCAAACAAAATTTTATCGGACATTACAGTACATATGAAGTACGCAAAATATATACCAGAATTAAATAGAAGAGAAACTTGGGAAGAATTAGTCACTAGAAATAAAAATATGCATATTAAGAGATATCCTGAACTAAAAGAGGAAATCGAATTAAAATATAAATATGTGTACGAAAAAAAGGTATTACCATCTATGAGGTCAATGCAGTTCGCTGGTAAACCTATTGAGATATCACCTAATAGAGTTTATAATTGTGCATTCCTACCTATAGATCACGTAGATGCATTTTCAGAAACTATGTTCCTACTTTTAGGTGGGACAGGTGTAGGATATTCAGTTCAAAAACATCATGTAGAAACATTAATGCCAATCAATAAACCTTATAACAAAAGAAAGAGAAGGTTTTTAGTGGGAGATTCCATTGAAGGTTGGTCTGACGCAATTAAGGTATTAATGAAATCTTACATAGGAGATAAAAGAAGTTCTAAAATTGAATTTGATTTTTCTGATATCAGACCTAAAGGTGCTAGGTTGGTTACTTCTGGTGGTAAAGCTCCAGGACCACAACCATTAAAAGAGTGTATAGTTAAAATAACTGGAATATTAGAAAATAAAAATGATGGAGAAAAATTATCTACATTAGAAACACATGATATTGTTTGTCATATTGCAGATGCAGTATTAGCAGGTGGTATTCGTAGAGCAGCATTAATTTCATTATTTAGTGCAGATGATGATGAGATGATTTCGTGTAAGTCAGGTAATTGGTGGGAATCAAACCCACAAAGAGGTAGGTCTAATAACTCTGCAGTACTTATAAGACACAAAATTACTAAAAAATTCTTTATGGAATTATGGAAAAGAATTGAATTGTCGGGTGCTGGAGAACCAGGAATATACCTATCAAATGATAAAGAATGGGGAACAAATCCATGTTGTGAAATAGCTTTAAGACCATTCCAATTCTGTAATTTATGTGAAGTAAATGTTTCAAATATCGAATCACAAGCAGATTTAAACTATAGAGTTCAAGCGGCAGCCTTTATAGGGACATTACAAGCAGGTTACACTGACTTTCATTATTTAAGAGAAGTGTGGCAACAAACTACAGAGAAAGACGCTCTAATAGGTGTTTCTATGACTGGAATAGGTAGTGGAGTTGTATTGGGTTATGATTTAGAAAAATCTGCAGATATTGTAAAAAGAGAAAATAGTAGAGTTTCTAAACTTATAGGGATTAATAAGTCTGCTAGATGTACAACAGTAAAACCTGCAGGAACTACTTCGTTAACTTTAGGTACATCTTCAGGAATACATGCTTGGCACAATGATTATTACATTAGAAGAATTAGAGTTGGTAAGAATGAGTCAATTTACAAATATTTAATTGTGAATCACCCAGAGTTATTAGAAGACGATTTCTTTAGGGCTCATGATACTGCAATTATTACCATACCACAAAAAGCACCAAAGGGTTCTATTTTAAGAACTGAATCACCTTTTGATTTATTAGAAAGAGTTAAGAAAGTTGCAACAGAATGGGTTAAAAGTGGTCACAGAACAGGATCTAACACACATAATGTATCTGCCACAATTTCATTAAGAGAGGAAGATTGGTATTTGGCGGGAGAATGGATGTGGACAAATAAAGAACATTATAATGGATTATCTGTATTACCATATGATGGTGGAACATATACTCAAGCACCTTTTGAAGATATTACGGAAGAAAAATATAATGAAATGATTAACCATTTAAATAATATTGATTTATCCCTTATTGTTGAAGAAACTGATGAAACTGATTTAAGTGGTGAGTTAGCTTGTGCAGGTGGTGCCTGTGAAATCCAATAGTTATGACAGTAAACGCATCAAAGGATTGGGTACAACAATTATATGTTAGGGAGTTTGGAAACAAGATCCTTTCATCTGATTACTATTATGACAATGATGGTAGAATGGTTATGTCAGAAACATATCATAAAAAAAGAGGAAGTTGTTGTGGTAATGGTTGTTTACATTGTCCTTATAATCCACCACATGAAAGAGGTAGTGAAGAAATAAGAAAGTCATCGTAAGGTGACTTTTTTTGTTTTAAAATTTAAAATCTTTTGAATAAAGGTATTTAATCATTGATTCATCTTTTTCTGTGTAGTTTTCAGAGTGATAAATAATAGAATTACTTTCATTATGATGGTGTTTAAATCCTAACATATGAAACATTTCGTGTCTGATTACATACATTCGGTTATCTATATTCCAATCAACACCATTATCAATTTGTATTTCACAACCTATTAAAGTATGTTCATTGTATCTATCTATTTTATTGTAAGTATTACCAACATTACCACTCTCATCAGAAAAAGAATAAATTTCTTTCATTTCTTCATCAGTAAGAAAATATATTATAGTATTTGAAGAATCTCTGTTGTCAACAATATTAATAGATATGGTTTCTAACAAATTATTAATTTTTATTGATGTTTTTAAAACCTCTAATGAATCTTTTTTTGTATAATCACCGAATAAAAATATTTTGATATCAGATTCCCATCTACCGTCTTTTACCACATTATTTATTAAATGACTATGTGTAAAGTGATTTTGTGATAAAATATGGTTTGAAGTAAATATTAATAGTGTAATGATTAAATTTTTCATAGTTGTTTTATATTTATATAACAAATATACAGTTTTTATATTAAACTGCCAAATTATTTATGAAAAATTTAACAGAACAATTAAATAGAATTAAAAATTTAATGGTATATGAGAAGGGTACACCTATTAATGAGATTTCTACATCTAATAATAAAACTATAAGAAAACCTTCAGAAGAAAGTGGTGAAACTAAATCTTCAGAAGAAAGTGGTGAAACTAAATCTTCAGAAGAAAGTGGTGAAACTAATCCCACAAAAGGTGGAGAAGATTGTTTTGAAGTCAAAGCTTCAGGTGAATTTGTAGTTAATGTAAATAAAGGTAGTAAGGCGGTAACTAATTTTATTGTAAATTTAGAGAATTCAATTAAGAATAACCCATCATTTGATAAGTCTAAAGTTAAGGAGGGTTCAATGTATATCACTGATATAACACTACAAGGATTTGCTAGTAATTTTTATGGTAATGCAGTAGAACCTGATTTTGATAATGATTGGTGTACAAAATGGGATAAAAGAGGTGGTTTATATGATGGGTTATGTTCTGAATGGAATATAAAACCATTTTCTGGAACAAAAAAAAGTAGTTATTCAGGAGATAAATCTACTAACAATAAATTAGCTGCCGATAGGGCAGTAAATGCGTATAATGCATTAAAAGACAAATTAACAGAAAAAGCAAAAGGGCAGGGTATAAAAATTTCACCAGATTTAAAACCTAAATATATAAAAGGGGGTACAATATATACTGAAGATAAAGTTGATGAAAATTGGAAAACTAGAATAAGTAACGGTAAAATAAATCCTGGACAAGTTGTCCTATGCACTGCAAAGGTGTGTTATTCACTAAAAGAAGAGGAAGAAGAAGAAGAAGAAGGTTGTCCTGATAAATGTATGGAAAAAGACGCAAATGGGAAATGTGTATGTATAGAATCAAAAGGATTAAAAGAGGTAGATGGAAAATGTGTTTGTATAAGAACTGAAAAGGCACCTAATGAAAATTGTGAGTGTAAAGAAAAAGAAGAAGAAACCTGTCCTGACAGTTGTATGGAAAAAACAGAAGAAGGTAAATGTAAATGTCCTTCTGATATGAAATATGATGAGGAAACAAAAAAATGTGTTTGTAAAGATGAAAATAAAGTAAAAGTGCCTGGTGGTTGTAAATGCGAAAATAAAAAACCACCATTAAAATGTGATTATAATAGAGGACCCATTCCAGGTAAAAGGGGTACAAAAGAAAACAACTACGTTGGTAAGTCATTAGAAACTTCATTTCCTGTTGGTGCAAACGACTCAATAACAATAGATTTTGATTCAGTTGTAGTACCAGATGCATTTTATATTAAATATGGGGATCAAGAGTATTGGAGCGGTTTTATGGGTTCTATATATGATATGGGGTATAAACAAGTTGCTTTATCTATTGAAGATAGAAAATTAATGTTACCTATACAAAGTAAACAAACAAAGGCAGACATAAAAGATTCCTTATCAAAAGGAGATGATGACTATAGTGATATGACTAATACAATTAGAAATTTTGTGGGGGAGTTAGTTATGTACAAAAGAAATAAAGATTTAATTGGTGCTATTAATAGTGCGATTAGTGATGTAGAAGGTAAAATGAAAGTTAATTCATTATTTGAAAATGGTGACAACAACGCAGAGTCAGTTACAGATAATATTATAAAAAGTGGTTCTATAAGAGATAACATTAAAAAATACGAAGGTATTATGAAAAGAAATGTTTCATTTACTATAGAAAAAGAAAATGAATCTTTACCATTAACAGTTTTAGTGTTCTCACCTTTAGATAAAACAATTTTCACTATGAAAGTTAAATGTCAATAAAAGATTTATATTTTACCATTTCTTTTCAAAAAATATATAGTACAATATTTATATACAAATGGCAAAGACTAGATATATAAATATTGATTTTCCTTTTAAAGATAGTAAAAAAGGTTTTTACTTAGAATTAAATCAAACAGACAAAGATGCTATTAGGGCAGACTTACTTCACTTGTTGTTAACAAACAAAGGTGAAAGACTATATCTACCTGATTTCGGAAGTGATTTGAGAAAATATATCTTTGAACCTAACGATAATGTAACACACTCAAGTATTAAAGACAATCTAAACGACACTATCTCTAAATATATACCTAACCTAACAGTAGATAGTATAAAGTTTGAGAATAATGATTTAGAGGAGGCAATAGTAGTGGTATTAACATATACAGTGTCAGAAGGAACATTTACTAATACTGATACTGTAACATTAACATTTTAAAATATGATAAAAAAAATTGATTATAACGCTAGAAATTTTACAGATGTAAGGACACAATTAATTGAGTTCATACAAAAGTATTACCCAGAAACTTTTTCTGACTTTAATGATGCGTCAGTCGGAATGATGTTATTGGAGTTAAATGCGGCAGTAGGTGATATGTTATCATTCCACACCGATAGGATGTTTAATGAAACACAAATTAATTATGCGCAAGAAAGGTCTTCAGTTTTAGAATTGGCTAGAACGTTTGGGTTAAACATACCAGGAAAGAGACCGAGTATTACAATTGTAGATTGGACGGTGAGTAATGTACCAGTTAAGGGTGATACATTTGATATAAGTTATTTACCTAAAATACTAAAAGGTTCACAAGCCACAGGTGCTGGTAAAGTATTTGAATTGGTAGAGGATAGTGATTTTTCTTCACCATTTACAACGGGAGGTATACCTAATAGATTGATTATACCTAACATTGATGGTAGTGGAATTATCCAAAACTACTCCATAACCAAAAGAGAAATCATGTTAAATGGTATAACTAAAACATATAAAAAAGTATTAACTAGGGGTGATTATACTCCATTTTTAGAGGTAGTTTTACCTGAAGACAATGTATTATCTATAGAAAATATTATAACCAAAGAAGGAACAAACTTAGTAAATCAACCAACGGAAGAAGAATTTAATGATTTTAATTTAAATTATTTTGAGGTACCCTCATTGGCGCAATCACAAATATATGTTGTTGATGAAAATGGTGTATCTGATAGAGAAGGTGTTGTTGTAGGAAAATGGAAAAATGCTTCACAAAGATTTATAAAAGAATTTACTGATAATGGGTTTTGTAAAATTATCTTTGGTGGTGGTGACTCCGATGTCTCAGAATTAAATGAATTTATTGGATGTAGAGGTCAAATAGATAGAATTGGTAATACTATCAATAATCAGTCATTAGGTGATATCCCCCAACCAAACAATACGTTGTTTGTTAAATATAGAATAGGTGGAGGTGAAGACAGTAATGTCGGACCAAATACAATTAACACTTTGGGTACTATAAGTACTGTTATAAATGGAGATTCTTCAGAGATTAATAGAATTATTAGAGATAGTATAAGTGTTAATAACCCTATTCCAGCATTAGGTGGTAAAGAGCAGCCTTCAGTAGAAGAGATAAAAAACTTAGTTAGATATAACTTTTCATCGCAAAATAGATGTGTTACTATAAAAGACTATCAAAGTAGAATCCCATTGATGCCGGGAGAATTCGGAGTACCATTTAGAAATGGTGTATGGGAAGAAAGAAATAAAATAAACGTTTCAATATTAGCATTAGATGAAAATGGTAAATTAACAACACAATCTACCTCAGCCTTAAAAGAAAATATTGCTGAATATTTGGCGGATTTTAGAATGGTTAATGATTATGTTACAATAAAAAATGGTAGGGTATATAACTTATCTTTTGAAGTTGATATTTTTGCAGATAAGGCAGTACCTAAAGGTGATGTCATTAGTGGTGTGATAGAAAGTATTAAAACTTATTTTGATATTAATAAATGGGATATGGGTGACAATATCTATATTTCACAATTAGTTGAGAATATTAACAATGTAGGTGGCGTATTAAATGTAACAGATTTAAGAGTTTTTAATAAAGTTAATGAAAATGGTAAATATTCATTAAATGAAATCGCTCAACCGTATATTGATGAAGAAACAAAACAAATAGATTTGTTAGGTAGGTACACTTTGTTTGGAGAACCTAACGGAATGTTTGAGATTAAATATCCTAATAAAGATATAAAAGTAACAATTTCTACTTCATAATAATTACTTTTTAAAAAAATGAATTAGTTTTATAATAAAATTAAAATTATGGGATGTACAACATGTAAAAACAAAAAAAAGAAAAAAAATAATAAATTTGATACAAACAATAAATTTGAATCTAACAATAGTCCTGAAGATATGTTAGACGTAGATTTATTACCTAAAAGCGTGCAGGAAGGTGGTTTTCAAAATGGAAGTATTGCTTTTAAAATAATCGCATTTTTAGTGGTAGTAATTGCAATACCTTTGGTGATAGTGGTATTGATATCACAAATGTTTATTCATTTTTTCATACCTAAAGCATTACCTAAAGCAACTAAAAAGTTTAAAGGTTTTTTATTAGGTATATTAAACCGATACGCCAAATTTAAACACGATAGGGAAGTGAAAAAAAGAGAAAAAGAATTTTATAAAAATGCTACATATGAAAAAGAAAGTGAAATTGTAAATTCGGTAGACTATGAAGAATATTCAGATAAGTTTAATGATATTGACGTACACGAAAATAATAATGATGTAAAAAAGTAAATTTTAAATGTCTAAATCATATAGAATTAAGACAACACCTGGTGAGGGTAATGGTTATTTAAAGGTTAATGTTGATCTTAATCAAAACTATGATTTTTTAGAAATCTTAAGTTTAAAAATATCCCAAAAAGACGAATATCAGAACTTTTGTGCTGACTATGGTGTAGTTGCAGGTAGAGTAATAGTTAATGGTGGTTTCGGTGTTCCAAACGTTAAAGTATCTATATTTATACCCGTAGATGATAAAGACTCAGAAGACCCTGTTAAGTCTGCAATATATAATTATCCCACGCCCAACCCTAACAATAAAAATAGGAATGGTGTGAGGTATAACCTACTCCCAAAAAGTCAACAAACTTTAGACCACACACCTGTTGGTACTTTTCCTAAAAAAAGAGAAATTTTAGATGATAGTACAACATTAGAAATTTATCAAAAATATTATAAATATACTACCACAACAAACAAAGCGGGTGATTATATTTTATTTGGTGTCCCTGTTGGTGAACATACATTACATTATGATATGGATGTCAGTGATATTGGTTTTTTATCTACACGACCATTTGAATTAATTAATAGGGGGTATAATGATAATTTATTTAAAAGTAGATTTAAGTTTAGTTCCTCTAATAATTTAGAAACCTTATCTCAGATATTTTCCGAAAATAAGCCAGTGACAGTAGAACCTTATTGGTGTGATAGCTTAAGTACGGGAAGTGTGTTAGGGATTACTCGATTGGATATCGAACCAAATGTAGAAATTATACCAACATCGGTTTTTATGGGTAGTGTTTTTTCTGATGACGAAAAAGATTCATTGAATAAAAACTGTAAACCTGATAGGCAGATGGGTAAAATGAATGAAGTCATTACAGGTTCGGGTAGATTAGAAGCTATAAGGAGAACAGTTGATGGTAACATTGAAAAATTTAATTTTACGGAAAATAGTATAGATGATAATGGTAACTGGTCAGTATTAGTACCTATGAATCTTAGAAAAGTAGTTACAGATGAATTTGGTAACTTAATACCCTCACCTGACGGTATAAAGGGTGTTGCCACTGAAGCCGATTTTAGATTTAGAATATCTATGGATACAACGTCTAACGATAAAAGACTTAGACAAAGAGCAAAATTCTTAGTACCAAATACTAATAATAATTTTGTATTTGATGAATTTTCTCCTAAAGAATTAGAAAATACTACTTTATTCACTAAAAATACTGATTTGTCAACCATAACAAACAATACACCATATTCTGAAGATTTAAGAAATCAATATAACTATTTAGAAGAATTCTATTCTTTTAGGTGGAAAAAAGTTTATACGGTTAAACAATATATTGGTAGGCTACAAAGGGTTGGAAGAGATGAAGCTAGAGGTTTTATCGGAATAAAAGACATATATAACGCAACTGGAGTTAATAAATTCCCAAACAATAGATTTGACACTAATATAAATATTTTATATAGTATTATCTGCATTTTATTAACATTATTTGGTCATATTATTGGGATTATTAATGGGATATTAAATATTATAAATGGATTAGTAACTCAGATATGTCAGATTAAAATTCCTGTGGGGATAAGAATTGCATTATCCTATTGTATACAGATTGCAGGGTGTGGAACATGTAGTCAAGCCTACAAAGATTCGTGTTGTTCGACTTATCAAGCCAATTCAGATAACTGCGGACCTGGAAGTTGCGATTCTAGAGATGGACTTGATGGCAATCATGCGGCGACAACACCTGAAGCATGTAGTCAAAATAAAGGATGTGGTTGTGGTAAATGTAAATGTAATGTTGAAAACGACAAAAGGGCAGAATTTAGTCTAAACCTATACTTCAAATGGAAATGTTTATTTGCGGGATTTTTATGTAAGAAATGTCGACCTTTATGTGACGATGAACAACTACACAGTTGTTGTCTTAATTCTCAAGAGTATGGTTGTGATTATGAACAGGATACTATTGAGGAACAGGTAACCTTTACTGGTTCTATTTGTCCAAGTTGTTGTGGACAATGTTGTGTTAAAATACCTTTAATACCATTAAGGTGCGCTGAAGAAGATTTTACGGAGACGGTGACTATAATACCAACTCCCTTCGCCCCCTTAATATGTAACAGGAGGTATGCGATACCATTTGATTGTAAGAGTTGTGGTGGTTTTCAGACAAAAGTGATAAAGGATTGGGTATCGTGTACTTTAGAACCACTTGCGGTTTTCTTAAAGATGTTAAAATTTGACTTTTATAATGATTGGGTGGGGGGATCACTATATTTCCCATTAATAAAAAGAAAATATAAATTAAAGAAAAGAAAAAGAAAATTTGGACAAATTAAAAAAGATAAATTTTGTGATTTTGATTGTAGAATTAAGAAAACCACAAATTTCCAAGGTGACCCCACATATAACCAATGGAGAATTAAAATACCAAACTTATTGTTCACTAACCCCACTATTACAGTGGAGGGGTGTACCTCAAAAATTAAAGGTAAAAGGGTTACTGATTGGTACGGTACACCTGAAAATGATGATGAAACCGACAACTTAAATTTGGCAGTTTTAGAGTTAAAATTTAATGGTAAAACTTCATCTGGTGAAGGTTGTATTATCAAATTCAATGAATTTTCTTTATTAGCCTCAACTTTGAATAGTGTTGGTGTTTCAACAAGCTTATTTAAAAACAGAGAAGTTCCTGGAACACATGGTAAACCAGAATATGTTGAAACTGAAGATCCTAGTGGTTTTAGTAGTTGGGAAAATATTGGTGGTCATAGTCATCACAAAAATAAATGTAACGATACTAGGTTAATGGAAAGAAAAGAATTCACACTTACAACTTTAAATTGTACCGCAAATGAGGAGATTGATATAACAAACGAGTTGGCGTTCGGCACCAACGATGGAGATTTGCAAAATGATGAAACGGCTTTTGAAGAGGATGAATGTAATAATGACTTACTAGAATCATGTATTCCTAGTTGTGCACCTGATTGTGGTAGTAATGGTGTTGCACCATGTAAAGATATTCCACAAGCATGGGATAATTATAAACCTATAGTAGAACATGGGTTAGTTAGTTGGTATGAGGGTGAAATATATTATACACCATATATTCCGACTAATGATTTAAAACATAACAATTCCGAATATAAGGCAAATTTATTATTACCTACTACTATAATGGAATTGGGTAGTATGAATTATTGTGATATCGATGATGTCCCATTCATAATGGATCAGTTAGAACCGACAACATTTCAAGTAAGTACTGAAGAGTTTAAATATAAAGGGGGAAGTCAAACTAGTGGTTATTCTGGCCCTGATAACATTAGTGGTAACGCAGATGATGGAACACTAATACAAATTAATAAACTAGAGGATAAGAAAGATGCTTCGTTAAATCTTAGGGCATATGTAGAATTTAGTTGTTTCGGTGTTGTATGTGCAAATACATTGGGGACAGTGAACCAATCCCAAATAGGTGTAGACTTAATTGATAAAAATGATATCGGTATTGAAATAGGGACTTGTTTTATGAGGTTTGAACATGATGAAGACATACGTGAATATTTCTGTAGGAGATTTAATGGGTATAAAGATAACTTAAATTTCCACCACACAAGACCAGGTGGTATAGATACAGACAATGTTTATAACACTTATCCCGAAATAACCTTAGTTGATGGTTTGGCAGGTGATAAAACATATTACCAAATGCCTGATACAGGTGAAGTAATATTATCAGAATTTAATGACACAGATGCGTTTATAGCGGGAGACGGTTGCGGATTCAAAAGAAACGGAAACCCAATACCCGATTATTTTTATGGTATTGCTCCTGGATTTACAGGGGAATTTATAAATTACCCTAACGGTTCTACTACAATTGATTTTGGAAATGGTACACAAGGAAATCTCATTGACGAAGTAAACGATGATGATAATCAAGAGCCTGGAGTATATGGAATTAGATTTAATAGGTCACAAACACCCTATCATCTATATTTCGGTTTAGTTCCAGGAAAAACCGCATTACATAAAACTGTTGCTAAGTTCTTTGCAGATAAAATAAATGCAGTAACTTTACAAGGTTTAGGTGCATCTAATGCAAATGTAGAAGCAACCACTAAAAATGTTCCACCTATTAATGGTGGTATAGAAAATAACTTTACAGTATTTAAAACTTGTTTAGGTGAAACCTTAATAAAACAAATAGATGTCGGTACGGTACAAACCATTACCCCACCTGATGGTCAAGCAAATAGTAACACATCAAGTTAAAAAACATATATTTATAGATAGTGAAAAAAACAAATAAAATATTATTAAATAGTGTAAAGTTACCTGATAACGTTAATGTAACTACACAAGTTCAGGTAGGGTTAGAAAACACTAATAAGCCCATTCCTTTAAATGATATTGATACTACTGTTGATCAATATGAACAATTTTTAAAAGAAAGAAAAAATAGTACAATATATAGATTTTACGGTGTAGTCAACCCAATTATAAGCAACCCACTATTTAATGAAAATGTGAAAATATATAGGGATAGTCAAACAAACGAAATTAAGGCGAAAACTATTCTAAGTTCAGGAATTTTTGAAAAAGATGGATGGATAGGTTATTATAATGATGAACCAGACCCAGACGCATTACAATTTAATGATAATAAAAGTGCATTATGTGATTTTTTTACATTTGATCCTGGTTATGATAGACTTAAAATGTTAGATAGTGATGGTAAACAGAACTACTTATTAAAAATTACATATCCTTTTGAAAGTAGAGATGATATTGAAATTGCAAAGGGTGTACAACTTAAAGATGGTGTCCCTATAATAGATTTGTTTCCTTTAAAAATAAATGGTAGACTATATACGGGATTTAAAACACCGATGAATCATGGGTTAACAGAAGGTAGTAGAATACAACTAATTAATTTTCAAGATTTAACACCTACTAATACATTAAATTTAAATAGTAAATATTATAGAGTGTTTAAACTGGGTGACGAAAAAAATAATAAAAAATTTAGGACATTTGTTATAGATGTTAATCCTGATGATATAAATTTTACTGTGGGTAGTTCTACAGTAAAAAGAGTAGTAAGGGACAAACCATCTAAATATTATGTTAGAAGGTATAAATCTTTAACTGTAGACTATAAAGATTATGATTTATATCCTGCAGCGTATGGGGTATCATATTTTAATGATGACACTGCAGCGTATAATTTTAAGACAGATATTGATGTAAAAGGTTTAGTTGATAATTTGGGTAGACCTTTAACTGAATTATACTTAACAATAGTAAAAAATGATAGAGATACTGACCCCACATCTATTAATACAATATATTGGGATAATGTTCTTTCAGAGTCAAATCTAAGTTCTTTAATTACTACAAATTCTGATGGTAGTACTAGATTTTGGACACCTATTTCTGGAGGGTATGATTTAGATGATACAACAGACGGTGTAGTAAACTATAATATTAAATCATACGGTGACCCCAACTATACCCCCTCTACATTTTACGAACTAATAGATGAATCGAATGAAATATTTGATGGGGATATTGTAGAGTATAACGACAATGAGTTATTTGAGAGACCTTTAGAAAATGTATACCATAGAGTTAATACTATTTATAGGGAATATTTAAACACTATAAAACCACAATATGAAAATAAAAAAGAAGGTTACATTTATTCACCCTTTAATTTAATAAAAATTAGGGAATTTTCTAACACAATTAATCCTGTCGTCAACCTACAAACACTAATAGATAATTTTGGTATTACCTCACAAACGGAAATTAACGACCTCAAAAAATCGTTTAAGATACCAAACTACGCAACGGAGATATCGACTAACGTATTTAAATGGAGAGATATATTAGATATAGGCTTTATTGATAGTTCGGGTGGTGGTGTTGACTATCCTTTTGAAAGTGGTGCACATTATATGTATTTAAATAAAACATTTTACTTCCAAAGACAAGACCCGCCTTGTGAGTTTGTACTAATTTCTGAAGATTTAACATTAGGTGCATCTGATATAAACAATGTTGATCAGGATAAATTTTTAACATATTTAAGTGACCCAACATACCTAAACTATAAAATAATCATACCAAGTTTATATCTGTATACAAATGCTGATCCGACTACGGAAGATAGTGGATTTTTAGTCTATAATACTAATGATAATATGATTAACGGTGACGGTGTTGGATACTACCAATGGAACGGTAGTGAGTGGAACAAAACGGTTTTTACTTTAGACTCTGTAGGTTCGGGAGCATTAGATCTTCTTAACTACAACGGTGCAGCCCCTTTAAATGTAGAAGTGACTTTGGCAGATTATATTGGGGAAAATGAATTAGGTAAAAGAGACATTGCTGGCGGATGTATAGACTTATCAATATTAGAAGAAAATACTTTAGACGATGTTTGTTGATAAAATAAAAATATTATTAGGTAGTTTAGGTAGTGGTACTACTATAAACATACCACTTAAAACAAACTTTTTTCCTGTAGATAATGCAGAATTGATAGAAGATAAGTTTGTTAAAGATGAGGTAGAAAAGTCTATAAACCCTATAGTGGACTATAAAAAAATAATATTTAAACCCGCTAGAATTAATAGTGGTGGTGAATGGGAAATAATTGACAAATTTAAAATAAATTTAAATTTTTATACACCAGAAACGATAGCCAATAATTCCCCGCAACATAGAGGTGCTGGTGCACAACCTGGAGTTTATAAAGACTTAAATTTTTTATTCGATGACGTTTTTTGTAGGACTAATAGGTTTGTTAATAGCTTTATTAGGTTTTCATTATTTGATAACCCAAACAGTGGACAAAATGAATTACTTTCATTTGCAGAGATATATACACAAGTTGGTATAGAACAAGAAAATGAGTTTGGATTTATCAAACCTATTGATGAATGTCCTATAAGTTTTGTTTTAGGTGATCCTGTCACCCAACCAGAAGAAGTACATGAAGGTTTTCATATATATTGGTTTAAAGATTTAGTTGATAATGCACCAAATCAAGAGTATGAACTTTATGGTGTTATGGAATTTAATAATTCTTTAAATGGTAGAACCTATCAGTTATCACCATATAAAATTACAAATCCAGATAATATTACTTTAGATAATATTGAAGGAGAAAGTGGTATATTATATTTAAAAATTATTTTAAAGAATGATAATGGAGTATATAAATATAGGTTCGCACCAAACTCACTACAGTCGTTAGTACCACCTCCAGGTGTAAATTTAAACCCTTCATCTGGTGGAATACCAACATTAACCTTTTGGCAAATTACACCTTAGTATATTTATATGTAATATGAAGTATATAAGAAAAAAAATAAATTTAGAGAATTTCACCATCAGAAGTATACCTAAAAGCGTTTTAGTAAAAAATTCTGAGGGAAAAACTGTTATAGATACTGAAAATCCTAAATATTATTATGGTACAATACCTAATTTTAAAATTGATAATGAAGGGAATTTTATATTAAATCAGTTTGGACAAAAAATAAATAACACAATTAATGTAAATTTATTTTTAAGTCAAAAGTATGACGATATGGGTGTTTTCACAGATAAAAGTTATATTACTTATACGGGTAGTACTTTAACAAATAAACCTGTAGGGTTTAATTCTTTTGTTTATGGTAGGCTACCTGCTGCACCAATTAATTTTTACTACTCACCACCTAATTCTGTTTCTGGAAATACTGATGATTCTTTTTTACAACAAGTTAAATCATATAGGAAAACAAATGATGGTAAGGATATATACGTACCTAATCTAAATACCTCTAATAATACTAAAACAATATTTAACGGTACTTTATCTGATAATACTGAAAAAACAATATATAAAATAGGAGCATCAAATAACAACATATCAAATACGGGAGTAAAGTACACTACCTTTAAAAATAACTTTACAAAAAGTTTAGATGAATATGGTAATACAATTAATTATAAAACTACAATTTTTGAAGTAAAGAATAGTGGTTGGGGGTTACCCAACGTATCACTTTTCGCATCATTAAAAAAAGAAGAATATTTAGGTGTAGTTTTTAAACCAGAAGTTAATAGTGTAGTATTTATTAATAGAGGAGTAGCTGATATCTTTGAAAGACATTCATTATTATCAGAAATAAAAACAACTAATGACATTGACACAAATAGGGGTGGATTTATAAGAACTTAAAAATAAAATTATGGCAACAGGAAATTACGGAACAATTAGACCGGCAGACGTATCAGTAGAAGACGTTGAGATGTATTATAGCTACACCCCCAATAGGGAATCATTAACTGATGTGGACTTACTACCCTTAGATCCCCAACAAGTTTTAATTCCTGCAAAAGACCCTAATAATACGAGCGAAATATTTGGTGGGTTATACACTTTAAAATTACCCACATCAATATTTGGGACTAAAGGTTATTATAGTATAGTTATAAGACCAAAACAGATTAGGGCAAAAATACAAGATTGTAGTGTTTTAATAGATAATCAAGATGTTAAAGGAATTGTTTTCAATATAAACCAAATACCATTAGAGGTACAAAATAGATTTGAAAACGGTAACTTAGTTGGTTATAGGATTGAGTACTTAAAAGAAGAAACAAATACTGGACAAGATAAAATACAAAACTTATTTAGAATTGTGACATCAAATAATAGAGCTTTACCCATAACACAAAATCAAGGTAATTCTAACGCTTCCGTAGCATATACTTTTAATGACAACTCAACCAGTGTGTTTTGTACATTATCTCCATCTTCTGCTCCATCTATTAAACCTAATGCCACACCTTTTATTGGTAACCCACAACAAGATGTTATTATAACAAATACATTTTTTGATCCAATTATGTTAGAAATTGAAATGGTTGAGTTTGATGATGAAACTTTAGCTTACGCATTATTCTCAAACCAAACAAAATCTTTAGAAGACGGTATTTATACTATATACAACTTCGGTAATCAGATATACAGACAATATAACTTATATGAAGTTAAAGATCAGTTTACAGGTAAACCATTGTATGAAGTTAGGGAACAAAAATTCACTATTGACCCAACTAAAGATTTTGATGATATAACTAATTTTTAAAAACATAAATGGCTAACAATAAGAGAATAAAAATTGCGGGGTACGCAAAGAGGATATTTTTCAATAGTAACATTGAATATAGAAACTTTAGTCCCGATTTAGTAGGATTTCAGCTTACAAGTGAAGGTGGGACTACACTATTCACTAACGGAAATTTCTCAATCTCAACAAATTTAGATCCAAAACCAAACACTCTATTTATACAAGGGACAAAATCTAGATTCTACACTTTAGATGATATTGAGGATAATAGTGCAGAAACCCAAATTCAAAAGAATGTTAAAACTAAATTAAATATAGATTTAACTAACCCTTTATCTTATGTATGGTACGGATCTTCAAAAGAATTATTTAGGGCTTCATTAATTGAAATAGAAGAGAATTGGCCAGCAGCAATATATGTAGACAATAAAGTTGGTAGTGTAACGGGAAATAACATTACTAATTATGTATATGATATTGCTTCTGACACATCAACATTTAATGTTAATAGTAATTTCTTTACAAACCCTTACAATATAAAATATAGTATAGATTCTAAATATGTTAGTACAGACAGTACTGACAACCCATTAAGGAATTTGATGTTAAAATATGGGTCATATACAATAGAACATAATGGTATTAAAAAAAATATAAGAGGTTTCTCTGGGTCAACACAAAAAACAAACTCAGAAGTAACTTTAATTGTAGATGGAAACCCATTTCCTGAACTAACAGGAATTTATATACCCCAATTCTCATTTTTTCAAAATAATGTAGATGGTTCTATACCCTATTTTATTAAACCTAATGAATCTGAAATTGAAAAGTTTTTTACAGGATTAAATAGTTTTCAAACAAACCTCTTAAATAGAAATATATATCCTAAGTATAGGTCAGAAATAAAGGGAACTAAATTTACTGATGATGGAGTAGTTTTAACTAGTAAAGACTTATATGATTTTCCTGTATTAGAAGATGGTTATAACCTAAACTTTTTTGATAGTTTTTATGTCGCTTATTTAGATAAAATTACCACTTTAGCGCAAAATTTAGATAGTAGTAAAACCGATATAATAATTAGAAAATATGTTACCGAAGTTATTACTAGTTTTGATACTGTACCTAGAGGTGACGGTAATGATTTAACGTTAAATGGTGAAAAGGCAACAAAATTATTAAGGATATACGGTGTAGAATTTGATTACGTTAAAAAATATATTAATGCTATAAAATTTGCACATGTTGTAACATACGACAAAAAAAATAATATCCCAGATGCATTAGTTAAGGATTTATCCTATATGTTAGGTTTGGAACCTATAAATTTCATAAACGAAGTTAGTTTAGGTAAGTTATACCTACCTAGTAATGGTGGTGGAGAATTTAGTGGTACTTCTACAAATCTAACTCAAGAACAAATAGGTGTAGATTTATATAGGAGATTAATATTAAATGTTGCTTGGATGTGGAAAAGTAAAGGTAGTAGAAAGGCGGTAGAATTTTTATTTAGATTTATTGGCGCACCAGAACTACTAGTTAATTTTAATGAATATGTAGTTTTAGTAGATAAACCATTAGACGTAGAAGAAATAAAAAAATTATTATATATCTATACTGGTAATGCGAACACATCTCAGATACCATATGATGACAATGGATATCCACTACCACCAATTGATGGTGACTTAATCATAGGAAACTTTTTTGACCCTACAACAGGTGATATAGTAGAATCAGGTATTACTGACACATATTTTCAAAAAGCTGGTGGGTGGTATAGAGAAACCTATGGGTCTAATGTAGTAACAGTATTAAATGGTAACAATCCTCACGTTGGACCTTATGACGGTGGTAACGAATATTTACAACAATTTAGTAAATGTTATATACCTAATTTTGATAATGAACCAACTGTAGATATAACTGCAACCACTTTACAGGAAAATTATTTTATTAATTATAACTATGGAATTTTTAATGGGATACCAACTGGTACTACAGATTTTTATACTACTCAGTTAACATATGATTCAAACACTAATACTTATCAAGATATAAGCGATTGTAAAAACGTTGAGTATTCTATTATAGAAACACCGTTACAAAATGATGGTAAAACAACACTACAACAATCATTTGCATCGGCAGAGTCTCAATATAATTCATTTTTAGAACAAATAAAAGAAAACCAATATTTAATCTATTCCCCAGAATGGCAAGTTATAAAAAATAATTATGAGGTATCATTAAAAAATTGTTTAAACGAAATAGAAACTGAAAATTGTGAAACTAATAATACTTTAGAAATATGTCTAACAGAAAACGTAGTTCATAATGTTGAGTTTGTATGTGGTAGTGATAATAAAATAGAATGTGGGCCTTACATATATTATGTTAATAGTGATGGAACAAAAATTAGTTTTGACAATTTTCAGTCTTGTTGTGAAACCGAGAATGGTGCATTTATAAATTATGTTAATGAGTATGGTAGAAATGCGGAATTTTGTTT